GATAAGGAATCCATTAATCGGTGGGGGAGGGGAGGGGTGTGAACATAGGTTAATCATGTTACTTTACTAAATAAAAGTTATGAGCCATAATTTTCTATACGTGGGGGCTGTGACCATCTGTGCCAATGGGTAAATTTCGCACGGAAACGGGCATAGGAACGCGGAACGCGGGGAAAACGGGGTATGTATGCATAAGAGATGCACAAGCCCCCCTTTCCTCGTTTTTCTTACTTTCATTCCGTTCCGGTTTTTCGCCTGTTCCGGTCCCCTCCTGTTTTGTCCGTACCTACCTGTTCCGCGCTTCGCTTGGTCCTGTGTGGCTTGTCTATTGTCTTATGGGCGTTCCTTGGCCTTGGTCATTGCCTCTGTTTTTTTGTTGCCTCCGTTTGCTCAGACGTTGAGCGGTTCCGGCCTTATGTCTACGCTACCAGTTACGCGATTATAAGCGCCTCATTTTCAGCCATTTGTATTTTTTGACTTTATAACCTGCTGACGTTCAGCCCTTTACATTTTCGCTAATCTTTTTTAAACTTTTTCGGCCTGATTCTCAGTGGGTTGCATTTTTTTTGATGTATACCCCTTGACTTTTCGTTTTTGGCGTCGTAGTATTGCCCTGTCAATCGGTTAGCCGGTTGGCAGTCCTGACAAGACAATCGACATATAGTTCCAAGGGTGACATGTTCCCCTGTCTTACTTGTTAGGATGTTCTTTGAAATAGGTTCAGGTTCACCGCCTCAGCGTGTTAAATCCGTGAGTTAAGCATCCGTAAGGATTAAACGACCACCACGTTAACTGAGTGCCTGACCTGTTCATGACTTGTTAACCACCCCCGCCGTATGTTATGAGGCACAGGAGGTTCCCGACGTTTGTACATCGTTCGGGTATATTGCACCTCCGCCGAAAGGGAACAAATCGGGGTTGAATCGTGAGCGGTTAACAGGGCGTCGTTTGGCAGTTTAGCGACGTTATGGGACAAAAATACAGACGTATTCCGATGTCACCGCCTCAATATAAAGGCCGACATTTACCCGCATTCAGACCGCTGACATTCACCCTCGTGAGGTGATGCGGGGCAAACCAATAAACACCAATCCAATGAGTTCTGTTAAAATTATCTCAGCAAATTGTTCGCCCTACGTTGTTTCACTTGAATGGGACAAGTCAGAAGGGTACAAGGTTACCGTAATAAAATTAGCCCAAACTAATAGCCAATGGGCTACGAATGAAGTTAGCCGAACATACCACAACGAAAAAGCCGGCATGAGAGGGTATAACTATTACCGAACTAAATACCTTAACCAATAAACACCAAAACTAAACACTATGAAAACCATCTACAGAAGTATTGCCGTGGCTAACGAAGTCAAGGCAATGACCCCAACACGGGTAAAAACAGATAACAGTATAGCTATTGTTATCATTATCACCGCCTCAGTGTTTGGGGTAATTACATCAGCCGTGACAATATTCGGCGTAACAATTAACTGACCTATGAAAACCTACGAAACATTCCTGCCAATATTCACGGGCTTTTACGGTACTATCTTTGAACCCTACGCCCTCGAAGATAGCCATGCCGACCGCCCCGCGTTCTGCAAAATAGAGCCTGAATACGACTATTCAGACTTTTACGCCTCTAAGCCCCGCGAAATTACCGGCGCCGTGGAAAGCCTTTTGTCCGACTTCGTTTATAGTATCGAATTTCAAGCCCTTCGCAGTCCTGAATATTACAATTTTTCAAACGACTCTATTAACGTCGCTATTCAGCCAAAAGTGAAGGTAATACGCAAGTACGTTAACAATCATTGGGCCGACTTTGAAAAATGGATAAAGGACCGCTATACCTCATGTTCAGGGTTTTGGTCACACTACAGTAATAATGCTAACGACTGGAAGGCCGAAACAAACAACTTTTACGATTTCTCAGCGGACAAACACAAACTAGGGGCTATCCTGGATTTTATCGCGGATACCGAAATTAGCGACCCTACAGAGGCCCTTTATTACGGCGCCGATAACAACGGGTATAGCGTAATACCTCATTACCCCGAATACGAAGAAAGTATTGAGGCGGTGAAAACATTCACCCAAAACAACTACCAACACCTACCTACAGAGGTCCCGACCGAATTAGAGGAACTGAATGAGAAAATAGACGTACTGGCAGCTATCCAACACTACGCTAAACAGATAGACCGCCAAACCCCTGAATTATTCTAATACCCTCACCGCCTTAGAGGATACCAGCCCGCTCGATACGGGAGGCGGTGACTAACTTTAAACACCAAAAAAACATGATAGCAAAAAGCGGAAACGCAGCGACTAAGGCCTTCACAGAGGGCCGCGCCAAAAAAACACCCAACACCGTTAGTACGGGCAACCAATTATTCCTGTTTGGGAACCTTATTGCTGAATGGAGGGCCGACGGCCTTTATATCAGCAACGGAGGATATACGACCTACTCACGCAACGGTAACGAGGTGCCCGCCTCAGCCACTACAAAAAAGCGCCTTAATGACCTGCCGGGCGTATGGGTCACCCAGTCTAAGTGCAAACTATATCAGAAGGGCACGGAATGGGACGGCTCATGGATCAAAGTAGAGGGCGTCACACCACCTAAGATTGACCCGTCACAAGCGGGGGACGTGTTCAGCACACAGGAAAAATACGTCCGGATAGACGGGTGGCGCGGATACTCAGAACCAGTCTACGCCGTGGCGGGTGCCAATGATACCGGCACATGGTCCGACTCACCGTGCCCATCAAATGTACGGGAGGCAGAACTTGCAGACGTGGCAAAGTACCTGAAAGAACACGGCGTGCCCACAAAACAGGTCGTTTGCGAATCATCTAACGTGTTCTGTGTGCACGTGTATCTTATCGCAAAGATAAAAGACGTGAAACGTGCACGGGGACTGGTAGGGGAGTACCTAAACGACCACAACACCCGCCTACTCTACAAAGTAGCTTAATTAACACCCTCACCGCCTCAGAGGATGACCACCGGACCGATACCGGAGGCGGTGACTAACCTAAACACCAAACCACTATGAGCCACCCAATTCACACAGAGAACTACAAAGGTCTGACAATCAAAGTATGGGCCGACGAATACACAGAGAGCCCCGACCAATGGGGCAACACTGACGCATTCATCGTTTACGACCACCGGTCGTTCTCAGTAGAGCGCGACGGCTTCGACCCTGAGGCTATCCATGAACACCTACAGAGCGGCGGCAAACTATTCGACGGGCACCACGTGTTCCCCCTCTACGCCTACATTCATTCGGGCGTATCCCTCAGCCTAGGCCGATCCTCTTACCCCTTCACATGCCCTTGGGACACCTCCCTCAGAGGCTTTGTGTTGGTCAAACGACAAAAGGGCTGGTCGTGGAACCGGACCAAAGCCGAAAAAGTAGCTCAGTCAATCGTAAGCGAATGGAACGACTACCTCAGCGGCAACGTGTACACCTACACCGTCGAAGATTCGCAAGGTAACAACCTCGACGCATGCGCAGGCTTTTACGGGGACTACGACTCAGAAGGCGGCGCCCTCGACCAAGCACGCGAGGCCGCTCACGGCGAATACCTCACCGCCGTAAAACGACACCTCAAAAAGGTAGCCACATGGATCACCAACCGCGTACCGCTCATTAACCGCACACCCTTCGCCGTATGAACTACCTCAAACTGACCACCAAGAGCACAGGCCATACGTGGTACTATCCGCTATCCGGCACACCCGATAAAAATACCTCAGACACCCGCTTTTATCGGGGTCTGAGGGAACACGGGACCGCAAAGTACAGAGTGCAGACCATCACCCAAGCCGCATACGTGCGGATATTTCACCCCCAATACTAAAGGCGATGAACTACTACATCGAATACCTCAACAAAGATCATAAGCACCGCCCTGAACGTATCTACTTCGAGACGTACCAACAGGCACGCGAATGGGGACGCGCCAACCTCGATAACTTTCACCCCGACATGATAAGAATGAACCACTAAACTCTAAACACCATGAAAACAATCCTTGTAATTTTAGGAGACATCACACTCCTACATGACCGCGCAGTTGTTCGTCAAATTAATCAAGTCCTGATTGTACCCCAAAACAATGCAGAACAGATCGCAGAACAAAGTATGGAAGATAACGGTCATTTGGCCTACTTAATTCCGTCTATGTATCAATTCCCTATTGAATGGAATGAAACAAAAAACTAAAACCATACGACCACGATTTTAATACAAGCAATCACTAACAGAGGCCAACACCTCACAATCCTAAACACCATGAAAAACCAACTTACCGATAACGCAAAAGTGACCGTTAAACTGGCACACCTCATCGAAGAGTACGACACCCAAGAGCTCAACAAAAAGCTATATGCCCGTATGCTCAATGAGGCAACCGGCCTACACTTCGACACAAACACCTGCACCCTGTACGCCACCGACTTCAAGGCGTCCGGATACCTTAGCGCAAAGTCGCCCGATCACGCCCTGACATACTCCAACCCTGACCCCGACGAACTGCTGGGACACACAATAAAGGGGCTAGAGAAGACATACGGCACAAACTGGCGCGATGACCTGCGACTGTTCCAAGATACTGAGGCCCTATTCTCCTCGTACTACTTCCGCAAGGAGAAGCAAGGGCAATATGCCATGAGGTCCGGCGGGGAGTCAATACTTGGCTATGTACTTGACTACATAGTTAACGGCGTCCGCCCTGAGAACTACGCCCGCACACACCAGACATGGGAGGAGAAGCACCCGCAATACGGAGGGACACGCAGCAAGCTATCTGTAGTGGGCACCCACACCTCTGACCTGTTCCCCGGCATGAGCATACGGGTATATGCTAACGGACGCATCGACATCAAAGGGCTTACCGCCGAACAATACGACAAACTGGACGAACTACAGGCCCTCGCCGAACGAATCCGCAAAACATTACCTCAATACGTGTAACAAATTCACCATCCTAAACACCAACCTATGACCATCAAGACCTTCATCCCCGCCGACGGCATAAACGCCACGGCACACCGCAAAGAGCGCAACTTCCTCTACGCCTTCAAAGTCGTGACCTTCGACAAGAAGTCAAACACCTTTGACGAACCCATAGACCTGCGCGTATACGGCACCAGCACCGCTAACTACGTATGCCTATGGGTCCACGCTAAAAGCATCCACGCCTCCGGATCAGCACGCGCCACAGGATACGGATACCACCGACCAAGTGAGGCGGCAGAACTTGCCTTCGACAAGGCTGGTATCACCCTCCCGGAACACATCGGGGGGCGCGGTGACAGTGCTATCGAAGACGCACTGACCGCCTTGGCTCTGCACCTGGGCTACAAAAAAGAGTCTTTCACCATCATCAAGTCTCACCCATAAAACATCAGACCATGCAATACAACGACCATCCATTCGTCGGCGCCGAACAGATCGCCCGCGTATACGAAATCGCACTACTCGGAGGGCACTCCGTAGCCCTCGCCTGGACCGACACAGAATCAGACCTGCCTGCCGAACAACGTCGCGCCTATGAACAACCATTCAGGAAAGTACCAACCATACATGAGACGGGAGGCATAGTGCCGATAGAAGAAGCCGACATGATCGTTGAGATAACACGCCCGGACATCGGCCAGCTATTCCGCAAAAGTGAGACACTGTCCGACATATCCGAGCGCGTGGAAAAAGCTACAGAGAACGGATACTGCCTCTCAGACCTCTCAGATGTATGCTATCATCTACTCAAGACTGCAAGCAAAAAACTGCAACTATTCCCAGTTCATATAAAGCGTATCATCGGTGTAGCGCAGACCATTGCCCAGCTCGACGGGTCCACCATCATCGAGCCTCAGCACTTGTTAGAGGCTATCCAGTACCAATCGTTTGACAGGACACAAAGCAGGTAGACCCATGACACACATATCCATCCTCCAGCTCATCCCCTCGTACATATCCACCTCAACACTGCTCTTCCTCACCGCCATCGCAGACCTGCACCACGGCAGTGACATAGTGGTAGAGAAGGAGACGATCCTTCTGAACCTGTCCACAGCCCCGGACCACACAGCATGGGACGAGGCCGAGACCATCTACGAAGTGCTCGACACCAACGGCATCGACTTCTTAGAGATCGACCTTGCCAACGACAAAATCATTATGTAAATTTCCAATCCCTTTTATTGGTGTTTAAGGGATAGCCACCGACCACTCCCCTCCGGCCTTTTCATAGTGGGACCGGCGGGGATACGGTGGCGCACAGACAAACACCATAGGTACTAACGGTAAAAAAACATCACATGAACAATCTTGAAAAACTATCACAAGGCATCGTGCACGAACGCACCCTCGCCGGAATAGCAACCTCCGACACCTTCATAGAAGGGCTGAACATCGGCATCAACAGAGGGTATAACCTCGGACACGACGAAGGCTATGACGACGGCTTCGATCAAGGATATAACGACGCCCGATCCGTGGCCGCCCTGCTCGAAGCCCAGAAAGACCCACGCGTGAACACCTCCCTCGACACCAGACAGAAGCAGCAGATAAGCGCAGACCTGATAGCCAACTGCACCATCGCTGAACTTGAAGCCCTCGAGATGCTCATCCGACTCAAGCGAGGAGCCGCATACCAGTTCTCCAGAACAACCGTGACACACCCAGACCATATCAACCTTAAATCTGTAACGCCATGAAGCCACAGACCATGTTCCGAATCACCGCAACGCTCTCCCTTATCGCCGCCCTGGCGGTAAGCACAGCCTACGTACTCAATAACGCCGCCTATGCCAAGCAAGGACACTATCCTCCCATACTGTGGTCCGCAACAGTGCCAGTATGCTTCATCATCACCCTTGTCATCGCCTTCCTGATCATCGGGCACTTCGTGACAACCATCAACAAAATCATTAAAAACGCAAGACGATGAACGAAGGCATTCCAGAAGGCGAAGGACTGTACGCTCAAATTATTAGAGAGCAAGAGCAACATCAGAAGCGGATGGACGAAGTGCGTGCAAGAGGAGGCTATACCAATTCGGAGATAGCGGAACAGTGGCGGGTAGTGAGCCAAGCTATTCAACAGCATAACGCCAATCGACCTCGCGTACAGATTTCCGGAGGGCAACTTATGTCATTGAATGATGAAGGCTTTTCATTCTTTTATTCAATGAAAGATTGTCAATGCCTTTGCTCGTCAGACATGTACGATAAGATAATCGAACGCGCTAAAAAACTTGGACTATGAACTCCTACCACAACACCAACCACGAAGGCGGCGACACCCTCAAGAAGAGCGAGGCAAAGGCCATGCGCCAGGAAGACGAGATCCTCGCATTCATCCAGTTCAGATACCCTCAGCAGATAACCCCTGAATACGCATGGGAGTACTCGGGCATGAAAGACCGTAACATCCCCCTGACATCGGTACGCCGATCCTTCACCAACCTCCACCGGCAGGGCAAGATCGTCAAGAGCACCCACATGGTCAAAGGGATGTACGGCAAGATGATCCATACATGGACCATCATCACGCCCTTTGTGAAACCAGAACAACTATCGCTAATAGAACTCGCCAATGGCTAAGTCCAAACCTAACAACACCCTCATCCTCTCGGTATTCTGCCGTGACGGAAAGCTGAAGGTCGAAAACCCCCATCTTGTCAACGCCTTTGTCGCCCAATACGAAGGGATGCGGGGCGTGATGGAGCTCAGACCTCTCACCGACTTCTCAAATAAGGAGAGGATGATGCGATTTTTGCATGCCGCACTCATCCCCTGCGTAGCCACCCTGCTCGCCCACAACGGCTATGGAGACCTCTCCAACGCCGACGTATACACCATCCTCAAAGACAGGTATGCCAAAGAGACATGGTACGATCCTATCAATAAGGTCGAGAAGTATAGATACAAAGACTTCTCCTCGTCATCCACAACAACAGGCGACCTCGTGGACTTTCTCAACGCTGTGACGTATTTTATTGAGCACGACCTTGGTGGCACCGCCCCTAAGTCCGACGACTGGCTCATCAAAAAAAAACTTGGCTACTCCAAGCTCAACATCAAAGGACAATAACTATCTTCACACCCGGTAATAACGGTACATCATGAAAACATCCATCCTTCCCCTTCCATTTGCTGACGCCATCCACCGCCATGAGTTTATTCCGGCGGGAACACTCAACGCACGGCGCCTGTACGACACCCCGCAGATCGCCTACCTCAAGAAAAAGCACGGCGTAGAAGTCGAGGTAGACGACATGGCCTGGGCACTCATCCAACGTGCCATCCTGCAGATACTGCGTGACAGCAACCCAAAGTACAGAGTGGAATACGCCATGTCTGTCATCGCCGAAGCTCTCTCGAGCCAGTGGGGCAAAGCATCAGAGCACTACCTCGCCATTGAGAAACTACTCCCGCAGGAAGAATCAGAGTGGATCGTAAACCAGACCATGGCCCTGCAGATAGGTGATGTCAACTTCACCACCTTCGAGGGAACAGACAAAGAACACATGTGGGGACGCAAGAACGCGTCCGTGTTCGGAGACATCCCCCTTTACCACATACCATCCAAGACATTGTACTACTTCCAGGTCTGCAATACCCTGAGCTGGACCAAACAGGAACTACGCAAGACATGGCTCAACGAAGCCAATGTACTCGCTCAGATACTCAGCGGCAATGACCACGAAGTAGAGAAGATCGAATGCCTGATGATCTTCAAAGACTGGTCACGGGGACGCGCAGATGCCAACGACCCTGACAACCCCACCTACCCGACCAAGCAGGTGGCCACGCTGGCACTGTCAGTATACAAGCCAGAGAGCGTAATGAAATTCATCAAAGCTCGCGCCATCCAACACCTCAAGACATCGGAAGGCGATGTACCCCCATGCACAGATGTAGACAGATGGAAGGATGCAGACACATGGAAAGTCTGCTCACCGGTGAAAGACAACCCAGATGTATACCGCACCGTGGCAGGAGGTAAGTTCCTCACAGAACAGGATGCACAACAATTCCTCGCCACCAACCAATACAAGCTGCCAAAGGCGATAGTACGCCGCGAGACAGGAGAGTACAAACGATGTACCTCCTACTGCCCCGTGCGCGATCACTGCCCTCAGCATAAAGAATCACAACAGCATACGGGCTGACATCCTGTTATCCACAGCGCTCACGGCTATCCTCTCTTCTTCTTATCAGGACGAATCAGAACCACGCCGTAAGCCACAGGTGTCAGCCCACCAAATTGAATCATCACGTTCTTTAAAATGTTCCGGAAAATCCCCTGTACTTAAGCAGGTCCTTGGGGGCTCGCCCTTCTGCGCAGAAGGGGTAATCCCCGTCAACAATGGGCAAGACGAATGGTAGGAAGACCATTGCAGATGAGATCTCTGCTTCCGGATACCCCCTTGCTTGTTTCAGATGCAATACATCCGAAGCAACGGTCATCGCCGAATGTGTGTCGGTTGCTCCCCCAAAAGGGTCGGAGGAAAACTTAAAGTGGAAATTTGCTGGTGCACCAGCTTGCCCATGTATAGAGCCAGTACGAAGGGAAATAACGAGCCTTACACACCGAGGCGATGACACCTTAAAAAGCACGAAAAGTCAGGAGCGTGAACGTGACGCATGGTGACACTATCCACCAAAACATTCCAACGGATAGCGTGTGAGGACCACAGCCGCGACACGGGGCGTGTCAGAAGCTACTTCTTCGATGAGGAGTGGTCCACAAAAAACATAACTATGAAACAAGGACTATACCTCAGACAGATGACCGTCGAGCACTTCATGGGCGTCGACTACCAAGAGATTAACTTCGATAACGGCAATGTCGTACTCATCGGTGGCAACGGCGCCGGCAAGTCTTCGCTCATCCGAGCCCTGCTATCGCCTATCGACAGCAAGTGGATCCCCGACAAGCCCATCAAGGCTGGGGAGGAGCGCGGAAGCATCATCCTGAAGATCGATGGCACACGCAATGGACAGAAGGAAGAGTATGAGATACAGTGTGTGTTCACTCCATCAAACCAGCGCGGTAAGATATCCATCATCCGTAACGGAGAAAAAGTTAAAGGCGGTGAGAAAACCATCCTCAACCAGATATTCGGACGCATAGGCTTCTCCATCACAGACTTCTTCAACGCCTCAGAGAAAGAACGCCTGCAGATGCTCAAAGAGGTCAGTAAGTGCGGTGACAAAATCGACAAGCTCGATCATCAGCGTGCCGAAGCGGAGGTCGTCAGAAAGGTCGCAAAAGCAGAGCTGGAGAAGATGAAGAATGTCAACTCCCGCGAGGCAAGACCCTTCACCGATGAAGACATCGACAAATACCGCAAGAAAGAGGATGAAGAAGCCCTCCAGGTAGAGCTCAAAGAGGTGTCCTCCCGCATCGAGAAATACAACGAGAACTATCAGAAGATAGAGACTGCCCGCCGACAGATGGATGAGGCCGTCAAGAGAGCCGACGAGATAGGCGAAGAGATAACACGCCTCAACGCAGAGCTGGACGCTAAGAAAATCCAGATGCTCGAGAAGACCTCCTTCGTAGCGTCAAAACAGAAATGGCTGAAAGAACAAGCCGAGCCGTGGCTCGAACGCAATAAAACCAAGCCATCCACAGATGCGGTGATCGCCCGTATCGCTGATGTACGCAAGCATAACCAGATGGTAGAGATCATCTCCCAGTATGCCGACAGGCAGAAAGGCATCCTATCCAAACAGGAGGAAGTGGAAGAACTGGAAGAGAGAATAAAGGCTATTGACAAGCAGAAGATAGATGTCATCGCCTCCTCGCAACTGCCGGTGGACGGCCTGCTCTGGGGCGAAGACGGGGTGACACTCAACGGAATACCCGTAGAACAGGTCAACACACAAAAGCAGCTCGACCTGGCCATAGCCATAGCAACGGCGATGAATCCGACATTGAAACTTGTTGTGATCAGCGAGGGCTCCCTGTTTGACAGCACCCACCTGAAGTCAACACTTGACACATTGACAGAGCGAGGGTTCTACTGGGTAGTAGAGAAGGTGGCCCAGGATGGCACCCCGCTGGAAATAAAATACGAGGAGAGAAGCGCATGAACGACATTAGATTAGAAGGCACCATACTGCTGTGTTATCAGAAGGTGTGGCCCACAGAAGTCCTCGAAGTGGCAAAATTCCTGTGGATGACCATCGACCCGCAGACCAACGTCATCTCTATCAACCTCCCTATGACATACAAGAAAGGAGTCATCGCCTTTCTGCGTCACGCCTATCCGACTTTCATGCGATCACCACAGCATAAGGCCGACAGAGCCGCCCTGCAGCAGGACCTGCAGCAGGCTTATAACTCCATTTACCTCGACTTCGAGCAGCACCAGGCTCCGCTCATCCCGTACTGGGATCACGTCTATGATGAGGTGCATGACACTTACACCCCACTCTTCCAACATCAGAAAGAAGCTATCGTGGCGATGTACCATCGCAAGAATAACTTCCTGGCCTACGAGATGAGGACGGGTAAGACCATCACAAGCATGTCTAACGCTCTTGCATCCCGCTCCCGCAGAACAGTGATCGTCTGCTACGATGTGGGCAAATTCTCATTCATGAAGGATCTATGCAGCAAGCGATGGAATAAGCATATCCAGTCCTTCGACCCATTTGAGTTCACCGTGCTCTGCTCGGCACGTCGCAGGACCATCCACGCCTTTAACGAGAAGTACGTCATAGTCAACTACGAGGCGGTGACCAAGTACCTCGACGCGCTCATCCACTCCGGCACAAAAGCGACCGATCACATCATCTTTGACGAAGCTCAAAAAGTAAAATCAACCAGTACAGCTACACACAGGATATGCCGACAGCTCATCGAGGAGTGCCCCGACGCACGACTTACCATGATGACCGGCACGCCGGTCATGAACCGCATAGACGACCTATTCGCATACTTCAAGATGAGCAAGCACCCCCTTGGAGAGTCCCGCGCTCACTTTGAGAAGCTGTTCATCATCCGAAACAATAACCAACGTAGCTCAAAAGTAACAGGTGTCAGGCAAGCCGACCTGCTGAGCGATATACTTGGCAACTTCATGCTCCGCAAGCGCCTCGATGAATGTGTGGATGTACCCAAGAAGGCGCACGTCAAGCTCTACTACCCTCTGGGCGAGTATGAGCAGGCCTATGACGACGCCGTCCGTGCTGCGCTGATAACAGAGGGTAAGGTTAACGAGAGCAACTTCTCCTCACTCACCTCACTGATGGCTCAGGCTAAGTGCCCAGGCACCATCGAGCAGATTAAACTCCTTGTGGATCAGGGAGAAAAGGTCGTCGTCTTCACGTCTTACTCTAAGCCTCTTGACATCCTCTCGGAGGCGATGAGAAGCGAGAAGATAGGGTATGTCAGAGTGGACGGCAAGATAGATGGCGCGGAGAAAGTAGCTCGTGCCGAAAAGTTTAATACCGATCCTGAGTGTAAGGTATTCCTAGGTCAGATGAGGGCTGCCGGACACTCCATATCTCTATACGCAGCTAACCATACCATCATCCTCAACCAGCCTCTCACCGCCTCAGATATCAAGCAGTGTCTGTTCCGAGACGTGACCATGACCAAGCAGCAGGCCAGCACAGTATACTATGCTATATGCACGCGTGACGATGGCGAGGCGACCATAGATGAGGTAGTGCTCGACCTGAACATCAGCAAGTACGAAGATGCCAACGATGTGATAGATCGCGGAGAGGCCATGACAAGCATAGAAAATGCCGCCGAGGTAGTATACAGGGCGATGATGGAACAATACGAAAAACAACACGCAGACTTATGAAAAGCATAACCATGTCCCGCGATGCGTTCGTCAGCGCATCCTCCAAAGCCTTTCCGTTTATCGAGAAAGATGTTACTCTACCGATCTATTCATGCTATCGCCTTGACTTCGATGGCACCAACCTATACATCACCGCCTCTATGGGTGGTAATCACCAGATCACCACCTTCTGTGCTGCGCAGGGCGACAAGTTTACTGTATGCGTATCAGCATACATGCTCCATAAACTAGCGTTATCTCTGATCGAGAGCGAGCTGACCTTTCAGTTTCCTGAAAGCAAGGGACAGCTAAAGCACCTGCGCATAACAGGGAGAGGTCATAAGCACGACCTACCTATCTTTGACCCAGTAGACTTCTACATACTGCCGGAACCGGAGAAGAGGAGCCGTGCACGTATCAAGGGATCGGTATTCACCGGGATGATAGGGGTGGCCATGAGTCTTATCGACTCCAAGCGCAATGAGATGCACCCGCAGATGGCGGGAATCAACATGACCCTGCACGAAGCGCTGCCTGGATCCTTCATTATGCAGGGAGGCACAGGACATTCTTTCGCCGTCGCCGAATATCCGGCCTGCGGCATAGACAAGTGGGACGCTGTCACCATAGACAAAGCTCCTGTAAAAGACATCGCTGAATTAGTGCAAGGACACGAAGATGTGGAGATGTATCACGACAACATGAGGGTGGTCATCTCTACCGCCTCGGCTCGCATATCCACCCGATTGCTCGAAGGCAAGTTCCCGGATATGGCCAAGCTGCTGACCAGCGTCAAGACAACAGGTCGCATAAGGCTTAACGCAGGAGAGATCGGCATGGCACTCAGGCGCCTGTCTTATCATAAAAGCGAGACCGTCAAGATACTGGTAATGAATATACCAGACCATGGCAACATGGTATTGTCGCTCGACAACAACGAACAGGGGTCTATCGGCAATGAAGAGGTGGAGTTATCTGGCAACCCAGAGCCAGTAGTGATGGGGTTCAGCCATACGCTACTCAGTGAATCTCTGCGCTCGGCACATGCGGTATCCCTGGAGTTATCATACTCAGTGCATGACAAGCCTATGGTCATCACCGCCACAGAGTCGGAAGACAACAGGTGGAATTGTTCAATACTCATCGCCCCGACACGAATCAAATGAATATCAGCATCTATAAAAATGCGCTGGACCACAAGGGCACGACAGACTCCCTTATCGCAGTCCTCAAGCGCATCAAAAACGGAACGTACGCCCAGCAGATAAAGCATCTGCGATCGCTCGATAAAGAGCAGTATGCGGAAGAAAAGAAGTCGCTGCTGCCGGCAGCGACTTTCTCAGGGCTATTCGAGCCCACACGCCTCGACGCTAATCTAAGAGCGTACTCAGGGCTGATCACCTGCGACATAGACCATTTGCTTGAAGAGGAGTTTGACGACACAAGGGCGGCTATCTGCGCTGACGCACACACCTACTGCCTGTTTACATCCCCCGGCGGTGATGGGCTGAAGGTGCTCGTACCTGTAACATCGGGCAAGGAACATCATAAGCAGGCCTTCAACTGCGTCAGAGAGTATTTCCTATCGCAGTTCGGAGTAGAGCTGGACCCATCAGGTAAGAATGAGGCTCGCCTCTGCTTCGTAAGCCACGACCCTGACCTGTACTTCAACGGTAAGGCGACGCCTCTGCCGGTCATCATCGACGAGGCCGTCGCCAAGACCGTATACTCGGATCGTACCAAGACCTACGGAGATTTCCGGGTGACGGAAGACGACCGCAAGAAGTACGAGGTATGCGCTATGTGGGCAGATTTCTACACGCCCTATCAGGAAGGGCAGCGTAATACCCATATCTACAAGCTATCGTGTAACCTTAACAGGGTGGGCGTGAAGCGCGAGACGGCAATGCTGATGATACTACGCGACAAGACAGATTTCCCTGTTGACGAGTGCAAAGATGTAGTGTATAAATGCTATGCCGCCAACGCATCAGAGCATGGCACGCAGAGCATCTACGACTTCGAGCAGGAGCAGGACGCACAGCGTGGCATGCTTGAGTATTCCTCGCCAGGAAGCATCATGGAACGTCTCATTAATGCTCCCGTCACCGGACTCATCCCCACGGGCTACCCCAAGCGGGACATGATGTTCGGCGGTGGCATGCAGCGATCCAGCGTATATGCTTACATAGGACGCGAGAAGACCTTCAAGAGCGTCGACGCCATACGCACCGCCTGTCATGTAGCAGCGGCAACAGGCCCTGTACTGTACTTCAACGGCGAGATGAGCGAGCTTCAGTACATGCAGATAGTAGCACAGCAGGAACTCGGAGTACGGAGAATCCATTTCCAGCAGGAGCGTGAGCGCATAGCAGAATACTACAAGAACCACCTCGGTAAGCTGTGCATCGTCTCCGGCTCGGACTTCACTCGTGACCAGGCGGAGAAGACTATCAACGCCATGCGCATAAAACTGGGCGAAGATCCTGTGCTGATCATCTACGACGGCCTCAAGCAGATGTCATCGGGTCGGCAGCGCGAAGCCATCCTATCCATGATAGAGAATGCTGGCGTAGCCAAAGAGGTCGCCAAGACTACCAACTGCGCGGTAGTAGTGCTGATACATACCGATGCCAAATGTAAGTACTGGCACCGTAACCCAAGAGATTTTGTACTGGGCAAGACACAGGTGACGCGTAATTTCGACGGGTCAGTATCTTTCTCCCGCTTCATACAGGATGGCTCCTTCCAGGATGAATACACCTACGAGCTTCGCAACGACGTATATTGCGTCAAGGTACAGGATGACCGCCTCACCGGAGAGTCTGACTTCGTAGTAATGGACCTCTCTACGAACGTGGTACCCGCCGAGAGCGAACAGGATATAGTCATGCTCGAAGTAAAAATGAACGAAGACTAACGGTTTGCAGCTTGGCGTTCGGCTGAGGAACGAAGCTGACGCTAAGGTGCTGTTATAGCCAGTAGCGGTTAGTTTAGTAGGAACTTAAATATGGAACACGAACAAATGTTTTTAAAAATGCGAAGCGAAGGGAAATTAAAATTACTTGACTTATTTTGTTGTGCTGGTGGTGCAGGATATGGCTATCATCTTGCTGGGCTTGAAGTAGTAGGAGTGGACATAGAGCCACAGCCCGAATACCCATTTGAGTTTATACAAACCGATGCTATACAATACTGCAAGGAGCATGGACATAAGTTTGACTTTATCCACGCATCACCGCCCTGCCAACATTTTACGAAATACAATAATTGCAGAAAAAACCTGAAAGAAAAGTATGAGGACTTGATACAACCAACAAGGGCGGTGTTAATTGAAAGTGGAAAACCTTATGTAATGGAGAATGTGGTTGGAGCTCCGTTAATCAATCCAATAACATTGTGTGGCTCTATGTTCGGACTTGACGTGCGTAGGCATAGATTGTTTGAAAGCAATTTGGAAATACCACAACTCAAATGTGACCATAAAATTTGGCAACCAAACAGATTTCCAGGCGGTAGGTCAAGAGAGCGAGGACACGCAAGGGTGTTGTGTAGAGGAACAGTTGAAATTGGTAGATGGAATATTCCGATAAAGACACAGCAAGATGCAATGGGCATTGATTGGATAAACGAGTTACGAAAGTTGAGCGAAAGCATCCCGCCAGCTTACACAAAATATATCGGTGAACAATTTTTGTGCGGTGGGGCATTTTTAAAAACATTTGAACCGAAAACTAAATATGGAACGTGAATGTAGCATTGCTGGTAACGGTGGCGATTGGCGAAGTAAAAGCCGACCACAAATGTTGATGCGAAGCACTATACTAAATCGGCTTTTATTTTGCCAATTGCGTGTTACCAGTAGTGTGGTTAATGTGCAGAAACTTAAATACGAAGATGAAAACCTTTTTTATTAAAACTTTTTAGCGAGGGAATGAAAATATTAAATTTATATAGCGGAGTAGGAGGCAATAGAAAATTGTGGGGTAACGACCATGATATTACGGCAGTAGAGTATAATGAAAATATTGCCAAAGTTTATAGAAATCAATTTCCAAATGACAAATTGATTATAGCAGACGCACACCAATATTTACTTGACCATTATTCAGAGTTTGATTTTATATGGAGTAGCCCACCTTGTCCAACACACTCAAAGATGTGCTTTGCTAAAAAACAGAAAGAGTATATTGATTTTAAATTATACCAAGAAATTATATTACTGAAAAGTTGGTTTAAAGGTAAGTTTGTCGTTGAAAATGTGATACCTTATTACGAACCGCTAATTAAACCAAATGTAATTTTAGGCAGACATCCATTTTGGACAAACTTTGAAGTAATAGAAAAGGAGTTTAAAAACATAGACATAAGCCGTTCTAATGCTAATGACTTATTGAGTGAACGAGGAATTGATATGAGTATCTTTGATTGTATAAAAGATGTTCCTGAAAATCGTTCAAAAGACAACAGATTTGAGAGGATGCAATTAGTTAGAAATATGGTTAATCCTGAAATCGGTTTACACATTTTAAATTGTGCGTTGGCAAAAAGTTTTAATAAAAAAGATTATGAGCAGAAAAGTTTATTCGGTGGACAAATGTAGCATTACTGGTAACGGGTTGCAACTAACCGATGAGGGCATAACAAACTAAGTGCTTTCGCCCTTATTGGTTAATTGCTGTTAGTTGCAGTACCGATTTAATAACGATAAAATTAATTATATGAAAACATTTGTATTAACAGTATCAAAACAGTTTCCGAAAACTCATATTCGGGCAGGAGAAAGTACTCGTTTTGTGGAAAACATTAAAAGGCTTTTTACTAATGAATGTGAGAAGATACATACCATTAGAGCAAATTATGAGTTGTGGGAGAAACGAGCAAAAGAGATTAACGAAGGTAAAGCTATTCTATCAATTAGATATTGGAGCGATAAACCATATAACTCAAAGCAAGTTGAAATTTGCAGACTTGAAAAAATTGGAATTGAAAAGTTAGAAGACCCGACAAACTTTGTTTATGCTCCAATAGGTGATAAAGCTATTAACTGGGAAACATTAGCAATAAATGACGGATTAACATTCGAGGACTTTTGCGAGTGGTTTAAAGTCAGAAGTAAAAAGCCTATGGCAGTAATTCACTTCACGGATTTTAGGTATTGCAACTAACTACCGGATAAGCGCAACAAATGTAGGACGAAAATGAGCAAACTAATTCATATCTACCGAATTAGAATTTCCGATTCAGACAAGGAAATGATAAGTGAATTAAAGCGACATCAAATCAATCCTCAGAGGTTCATTCGATCTGCATTCAAAGAAAAATACGCATCGACAAAGATGCCTGATTTAACACCAAGAGAAAAACTACCATTCTGATGAAACAACAACTATCGCCCGTAGGATCGCATGTAGATATTGCTCCAATGTCCGTCAACAAGTGTTGGCAGGGGCAACGATTCAAAACAAAAGGGTATAGACAATACGAGATGGCTGTGATGCTGCGTCTTCCAAAATTGACACTACCCGCACCTCCCTACAAGATCACGCTTGAGTTCGGTGTGAGCAGTAAGCTGGCAGATTGGGACAACCCCGTAAAACCATTCCAGGACATCCTGCAGAAGAAGTATAAGTTCAATGACAAGGACATCTATGAGGCGGTGATACGTAAGTACGATGTAGAAAAGGGGAAGGAATATATCTCTTTTATCATCGAAACGCTTGTCCGTGAATAGGTAAGTGCGTATATTCGCCCATGTTTCTCACGGTACAAGAGGTAAATAAGAACGAGGACGGCATCATGGCTGTCCGCACCAACTCCATCATCGTTGAGAACATCGTCAAATACCGCGAGTTCCGCAAAGGACCACTCCATACGGATATCGAGGGTAAGCTAACCAAGGTGGATATGGTACGGAATGATGGCTTTGAATACTTTCATGTCATCGCCGAAGATCCTTTTCACTTCGAGAACAGGGTAAACAAGGTAAAATGGCTTCTTCAGAACAGCAATGTCCGGTATGTGGATCCCTCGGAGATGATATCCTCTACTCCAGAGCCATCCGCACAGCCTTCAGAGAACAGTGCGCCAAGCGCGGAGTCTCAGAGCGAGACGTCATAAAGATCGCCGGCCTTAGCGAAGAGTGGTATACCCGCTGGATGCTCGGCGACCCCCGCAAGAAATACCGGGAACGTAACAAGCTCGAGGTATATGCTGCCGTCAAGGAAGCCCTACGCATGGTAGGCATAGAACTTAAAGTAACAATGGTCATCAAGGATGAAAGCTCAAGGAACACTGCTTAAAAAGCCACTGGAAGAAGAGATGCGCCCCCTCATAGCCCGAATGCTCGGGATGATGGACTACGCCATCAAAGCTGACAAGGTGAATAGCAAGAAGGCCTGTGACGACCTCATCGCCGAGCTGAACGCATCGAAGAGGGATATCGACCTTATGATCCGGCGCTGCCGTAACAAGCAGTGGGACCTGGACAAGGCCGCCGCCTATGCCAAGCGAGGGGTAGGCCCCGACCAGGACGAGGCGGTGCACAATGAAGTAGATCACTAATCAATCAATAAACAACCAAAAACAGGTACCAATGGTAGAACCAGGTAAACAAAGTGTCAGAGCTGACGCCATGCGCCGCAGCCTGAATGATATGCGAGACCAGCATATCAACACCCTGCTCGACGAGCGACGGGTGATCCAGAGCAACCTCGCACAGAACGAGGTCGATCTCAAATTCATGGGCTTTGAGTGGCCCGAGGAAGACGATCTCATAGAGCGTATCAAGAGACAGGTGGTCGACCTCTCTGAGATGTATCAGAAGGCCAGCAAGAGAGAGGCGGAGCTTCTCAAGGCAAACGAGTCCCTGGTCAATCAGATCGAGGCGATGAAACAGAAACGTAAACCAATAAAAAAGAAATAACCTATGGCACGTCAATCAATCGGAGGCAACTCCTTCGGAACAAAGTGGAACCCGTCAGTAGATGGAGACGGAAACCCAAAAGACAAAGCGGATAAAGGCGACTTCGTACAGGGCTACCTGATCGAGCACGAAGAGAAGACCTTCGCGAATAACAACAACCCCTCTCAGATATACACTATCGAGATCGCCCAGGACCCTAATGATGGCGAAGACTACAAAGGCTTCGGCACTGAAGGCGAGAAGATCTCCCTGTTCGGATGCGCTGTACTGGACAAGAAGATGGCTGAGGTCATGCAGAGCCGCGGACTTGGGGTATGGGTGCACGTAGAGTATAAGGGACGCGAGCTGAAGAAAGCCTGCAAGCAGATACTCGAGAAGAACCCTCGTAAGAAGTTCGAGAGCAAGGACTACGTGAAGCTCTTTGACGTGGCTACCGACACCGAGATCCCGTCCAAAGAAGGGTTCAGCAAGCCGGCCTACAAGCCCGTGGTGAACAACAGCGCACCCGCACCGGCAGAAGCTCTTCCGGACTCACTCGATGACGAGCCGGAACTCCTGGAAGAGGAAAAGCCCAAAAGCAAGCCTGCTCCTGCAAAGAAGGCTCCTGCCAAAAGCAGCGACCTGGTGATGAATCAGGATGACGCAGAGGATATGCCATTCTAAGTAAACGCAGGACCCTATGAATCGAGAAGGGCGGTAGTGATACCGCCCTTTTTTATTCCTGCTCAGCTTCTTCCATTTCCTCGCCCGATGCCTTGAATAGCTCTACGAGCCTGGCCACTGCCTTGGAGGCTTCGCTGGCCTTATAGACCTCCTCTTCGGTAGCATACTTGGCCGTGCGATCATACGTCCCCCGGCCTACATAGTAGCAACAGGTGTAACGGATCACGAACCCGTTCTCTACGGGTCGCATACTGATGGAGTCTGACTGTATCTCGTGTGCCATGATTATACAGGTATTGATGCCGCTACGGCGTTCTCAAAAGCTGTGCATGCCGCCTGATCGCCAGTCACCCATGTAGGATGAGTACCCTGATCGACATCCTGCAACTCGAAAGAGAGCTCCTTGCCATCGTTCCATGTGATCACCGCCCATGTCTGGGTGGGGTATGGATAGGCGATGCCAGGATAGGCGTTGAATACAGCCTTCACCCTTGTGATGGTCTTTTTCATGTGCCACTCTTCATTCTGGGTGTATCCCGAATTGGTGGCTGTCTTGAACATCGGATCTGCGTTTGTCAGCAGATTGATGAACAGAACCGGACGTCCTGAGTTATATGCCATGGTCTTCTTATACTAAGGTGAATGTTTTCCACGCCCCACTGACGCGAATGAATACGTCGGTACCGTCGAAATAGATGTCTCCATCGCTAGGCAACGTAGGTGCTATCCCTGCCGTGATGTTTATTGATGCGTGGCCTGTAGTTCCGGCGGACAACTGAACAATAGCATCATTCATGGTCAGCGTGCTGTACATGGTCGTGTTTGCGCCGGCCTTACCAAACTGGATGATAGAGGCGTTTGTTGTGAATGCAGACACTGTGCCGTTAGGCGTGTCGCAGTCAAACAATCCATTGTCGGTCATCAACACCATCGGGGTGTTCATCCAGAAGTAGATATCATGCCTGACCGCAGCATACCCCTCGCTCAGTGAGAAGGCCGGGTCATACCCTACGATTGACGTGATGTCAGCCTGCTTGCCTGCAATGAACCATGCCGGATGGTAACCTGTGATATCTGTGGTAGTGAATGAATATGGGCTGTCGATAGTATAGCTTGACCAGTAGTAGGTATTTTTATGACCTATTCCTGCCCCATCTTTGGGTCCCCCATTTTTGCCGTATCCATATATCCAGAACTCACCGAACTTTCCTCCGTCGGTCGTAACCTGGAAGAGATCACCTGTAGCTCCGAAAAGCATCTCGGTGCCGTCCACTGTAGGCGACTTGAACTTGTCGCTGTTGCTCAGGATAGGATCAGTTCCGCCAGATGGATTGCCGTTCGCAAGAACCTGAGCCCATGTCAGTGCGCCACCACCACCGCCAGTAGGAAGTGAGGAGACGAGCGCTGACACACTCATGGCAACGTAGTACGTAACCAGCGTGGGGTTGCCCTGCTCGCGTACCGAGAAGTGGCACCCGCCACCATCAGCCTCGATAGGTCCGACAATGGACGGCAGGTAGAACATAAAGTCCTTGGCAGGAGAATATGTCACAGGATCCTTGGTGGCTCCGGAGAACTTCTTGTAAACAGGAATGACAGCCAGATTGTAGTCCATCGCCGCGATAGCACTCAGGCTCTCTGTGACGGTCCACGCATCTGCATTCACATTGTCGCTCTGTGCCTTCTGGAAGTTGTCGGTGCTGCGCACGTGCACAACCACCGGCGACCCTCCGCCATCAGGCGTAGGACAGGTGATGTCGCTCACATCAATGGCGATCTCGCCGGAATATGTCTTGCCATTCTTGGCTGAAGCGGTCAGAAGAATAATATCTGCTACTGTTGCTGTTGGCATAGCGATTACGGATTAAGAGCTCCTACTGAGTATGTTCCGGATGGAGTGGTCACCTGGAAGCCGGTCTGCAGTGCAGCCTGGTAGTTGGTGAAGTCCATAGTGCCGGACTGCATAGCGTTGTTGATAGCCGTAGTGAAGTTGCAGAGCAGATCACATACGCACTCATCAATGCCTTCTGGCGATTGATCAGCCACAACCACGTTGCCTGCATCGTCCTTGTACGAGAGCTTGTTGCTGTTCGTGGAATCAAAGAAGTAGCTGACATAGCCCGCAGTGGGAGTAGCCACGCTGCCGGGCGCTGATACAGGAATGCTGTTTGTATTGAGGATAGGAAGGTTCATCGCCTTATTTTTTTAGGATGGATTTACTTCGAGATATTCTGCCACTGTCACGAATCCGAGGAATACCCCGTTCACAACAAGCCTTACATATCCGGTCGGAGGCGGCGCCACCTTCAGGAAATACCCTTCGGCATCATTAGGGGTGAGGCATCCGATGACATGATCATCATTAGGGTCGCGAACCTCTACAAGTCCGGGAGGGCAGCAGCCGCAGCCATTATCCTTGCAATCGTCGCAATCATTACAGTCGCTGCAAGGATTCTCATCGTTGCAACCGGAGCATCCTTCATTCTTCTTGGCGTTGAAGTATGCGCTCTTAGCGGACCATTCTGTGAAAGCCATCAGAGTATCTTTTTAAGGTTATCAATAGTGATCTTGACAAGCTCGCCGTTATTGACAGCGAACATATACGCCGAGCCAGGCAGCGTAGTGACAGTCGGAACACTCAGGATGTCCTGCGTAACAGCAGGCGTCTGTGGAGTGCAATAGTGGCAATGGCCACATCCGCCGCATGGGTATGCGCCGGATTCAAGGACTACGCTCGGTTGTGTGCTCATCGTTTTTAGCAGTTACAGCTACATCCTCCGCATAAAGTTTGTATCTGAGAAAAGATACGCTCGACATCTCTTTGTGTTAAGCAATTATATCTATCCGGATCAACCTTTACTTTATGCGTTGGTGTGCTCAAATATAAAGCCTTTTGTCCTATCGACAAGTAGGCTCCATTATATTTTATGTATCCCTGTGGGAGGCATCTTACGTCACATGGGTTATACCTCTTCAACGCCTCGATGTAGCTCTCAGCCAACATCAGCTTGTTGAACATGTCTGGCGTCGCCTCGCCATGGTTCTTAGCCTCCACATAACAGACCGCCAGCTCAGAGACACAGCACTGAGCTTTCTTTAGTCTGCATGTAAAGTCATTTACCATAGGTTACGCGCACTTCTGAATGAATACTACAGCCCAGTATGGAGGACGGTTCTCGTGAGCATCGCCTGATCCGGTATTCCCGATAGTCATGCCGGTTGTGCTAGATGCTGCAGTAGCACCCGTGAAGGCGCTGTCCACGCTGATGCCTGTGAAGGCGTCGTTAACCGTTACTGCCGGGGTCTGCGAGTCGGTGGTGATAGTATGGTCGTGATCGCCATTGGCTGCCAGAGAATCCGCATCGCTTACTTCGGATGCTCCAGATGTTCCGTCAAGGTACAATCCCTGGTTATCCGACGACACAATACCATTCCCGGCATTGCTGGTAAGCACGTGAGTATGACTTCCGTCAGTAGATGTGGTTCCATTGTGGCTGTGACCCACCTGGGTAGCCGAATGGTCATGACCTGCGTCAGTAACGGCATGCGTATGACCGGGGTCGGTCAGCGTGTGCGTATGGCCAGGGTCGGTCAAAGTATGCGTGTGCACAGGTATCTCAGCAGTAGTGAGCGTCACCGTGTTAGCACCACCGGTATCTCCCAGGTTATAGGAAAGCCCAGAGCCTACCACGAACTTATCGCGCAGGTCGGTGGTCGTATACCCAAAGTGGGCAGCGCCATCAGCAAATGCCCAACCTATCCAGTCTCCGGTGCCATTACCATTGTTGTCGAACTGATCAATATCATCCTGATCGGTAAGGATAAGGATAGGATGACCCGACAGGAATGGTCCTATCTGGGTCTTGACAGTATTGAGAGAGTCCTGCAGGGCAGCGATCTCGAGTTGGCAGCAGCAGTTTCCCATGATTATGCTATTTTAAGTACGATCATTGCAAATCGCTTGATATTACCATTGCCGGCGGCCTGGTTGATCTCCACCGTCAATGTTCCTGGTGCGATTAAAGTTATAATCTCATTCATCGCCCACTTGTAAATACCTTGTTGGTATGACATTCCGGGGTTAGCGCCATACTGACGCGGAGCATTAACAGGAGTGCCGTCAACAACGAACCCATAGGTGCCATTAGTGACATCACTCAGGTTCATTATATCCAGGTCGAACATACACAGGTATGTTCCGGATGAAGGTATCGCCAAAGTAGCGTCAGTAATAGCAAGGTCGACCTGCGCCCCATTGACGGATTGGTTATTATTAGCCGTAACCTCGTATGAGGGGAATGTCCCGTCAGGTCCTTGTGGGCCAGTAGCGCCAGTAGCGCCTTTGGGACCCCGAGGCCCCATGTCACCTTTCGCTCCGCGAATGGTCTTTTCGCAACAGCAGCACTTTTGTTGTTTGCACTTTTTGCAGCTCATCGTATCAGTGGTTGCATCCGCAGCGGCAGTTGAGGCTGATCTGCGTGATAAGTTCGTTAGCGCCTACAAGGTTGCAGCAGTCGATAGCCTTCTTAGCGCGAGTCAAGAGCACCTGCATCTCTGCAAGCTGTCTTGAAGTCTCATCGCGGAATACATCATCGAGCTTCACATTGTTGGTCTTTGCCGACATCTTATCGAGACAGCACTCGACCTCTTTTGTGAACACCGCCTCGGCGGTAGCCTCATAGGAAAAATTACTTCCGGAACCATTGGTACCTGTGATAACGAACTTTACCGACCACAGACCCGAAGCAATCATCTTGCTGCCGAAGTCATAGGCCATGAACTGATATTGAGTGCCGGGGCCACCGAACCCGTTGAGGTTCTTGAAAATCTGCGTGCTCCCGTTAGGTAGTGTGACGTAGGCGGTGACGCCTGTGATCATCGTTGGAAGAATGGTCTGGAGGCCGTATCCGTAAGGATAGTCAGGCTTCCACTTGCCCGTGCAGTCTGTGACCACGAATGATCCGACACGCTCGGTGAGTTCTATCTTGAAGACAAGTGCCATCGTGAGTTCAAATATAGGGATTAAAGTTTTACTTCAACAAGGTTTATTTGTTCGATTATTATTCAGGCTCTTCTGTCAAGTCAACCCCTGCCAATGTACTAAGAAGAGCCGGGTCTCCCATAATAAGCATCTTCTTAGCTCTTGCCTGCGCTGCTGAATATATTTTATTCAGATGCGCAGCACGCACCTCCGGAGAGTCCTCGTCAAAAGATCCGTACATGACATACTTCTCGACCTCCATCGCCCTCTGCTTTCCAACAAGCACCTGGTATTCGTGGTACTGAGATGGGGTAAGCTGTACCGTGTTTCTATTTATAGATATCTGCTGTGAAGGCATCTTCGGCCATATCTTAGCCCGCAGATCATCATCGTCAGTTGTGCGATAGAAGTCAAATAACTTACGTCCCATATTAGGGCCATCGTATGATGAAGACTTCATTACGCTCATCATATAGTAATAGTATGGATTAGTTCCCGATGGAGCATTTTTCACCTCATCGCCCCAGAGCGTGACCTTGCTAGGAAGCTGATCGCCCATGAACAAAGAGCTCTTCATGTTGTTGAGGAATATTTCTCCAGCAGTATTCCCCCTGGTATCCCTTAATACATCGTCGGATCCTTTGCTGATCTGCGACACCACATTGGGCAGAAATATCTTGGACATCGTAACTCCGTAATTAGCAGTCCAATATGCACTTCCCTTCCTGTCGGGATTAGCAAGAATGGTTAAGAAGTCGGATTCAGATTTAAGGAATGACTGATCGAATGCCGACTTAGTAGCGGCTCCCATGGTGTGCATAAATGCGTCATATACAGGGTATGTAGTCTCAATTTCTCTTTGAGAATCATGGCGATATATCTCGGCCCATACTCCCATCATCATGCCCACCGTGCCAAGTTTCTGATAACTGCACCATGTATCAGAATCCTCGATTTTATACCAGTCCTTGTCGCCGGACATAAGCCTCTGTATCGCCGTCCAGTTCACGGTGCCAGGGCGAGTATAAGCGTATGCCGCAGCCTTTTCACCGGGCTTCTCATCCCTTGACGCGTTGGGCTGTATCAGTCCATATCTCACCAGGTTACCAACGGCATAAGATAATCCAACTGCAAAAAGACTCTTCGCAAAGTTCTGCTGTGCTGACCTACGAGCATCTAGCGCCAATTCATGTTGGTCCGACTTCTCGTATCTTCTGCTGCGAATCAAATCATAAATACCAGATGCCATGCCGAACTCAGGGACAGTGAAGTGCAGCATCTCTGTGATGATATTGAGAGGCACTGTAGTAAATGGGAATACACCGGCCTTCGCCAATTTGATAAACCCGGCAATATGCCTCTCTACGCCACCAGCATCCATCATCTCCTGGAGCTTGTTGGCTCCAAGGTTCTGAATACTTTTCGATAGCACATTATCCTGCATATACACCGCCTTCTTACCTGCCTTAGTGATAGCTGCCATATCAGCCTCGTCAGGGAACATGGTCTTCTCCCATACCTCAGCCTCGCTCAAAGGCTTGCCATCTACAGTCTTGGTCTTTGCTATCTCGTATGCGCGGCCTATCTCAGCCATCGTCCTGCCGAAATAGTCCGGCACTGCTGCGCCTCTGGACATAATGTCTGCGATCACACCAAATGACGATCCATACGCCTCGCTGAGTTTGCGCTCAACGAACCTTGTCTCCCCTGGCTTGCGACCAGTAATCAACCCCTTCATTGAATCAACAAAGTTTAATCCCGGAGGGCGAAGATCAAACTGCTCTCCCTCCATGGCACTTCCGGTTATCAGCCGTCGCCATGTCTTATACGCAGAGAATGACCACCCAAACTTTATCATGCCATAAGCCTCCGCCATCGGACTCATCGACCTGTCGAGTTTAGTCCCAAACATAGCATTAGAAGCCTTTACCCATACGTATTCAACGATACCGGGCATCACCCTTGTCAAGAATCGGAATGGAGTAATGGCAATGTTGGCTACGACGTTAGCCACAGTAGTCATAGGAGTCATCAGGTTCCCGCGAAGACCGGATGCAAGCGTCACCCAGATGTCAGGCTTGATAAACGCCTTGGCGGTACGCATACGCCCTTCTGCCGCGATCTCCATGCTCTTCTTGTACTTATTCCACTTGTCGGCAATATCTTTTCTGAAGGCCGCATTCTTTTCTCTGGACAATACGCCACCACTTCTCTCGGCCTCTACTCGCGCCTCCTTCCATTCATCAATGGTCTTGCGAAGATCGTTCTCAGATGCCTTGGCTTCAACAGTAAGCGCCCTGTCCTTTTTCATCTGTTCGATGACCTCGTCGGTAAGGATATCCCCCTTCATCGCCTCGGTGTACGCCTCTTTGAACTGTTCATTGGTAATGCTTCCACTCTCGCCAAGATGCTTTGACACCTCCGCAACAAGTTTGCGCTGCCCCTTCTCGGACATGTCTCCGAAGCTATCCGATAGGATTTTCTTGATACGTCTTTCGCCTGTAATAATATCCCTCAGTGGCACATTATCGACAACCTCATCCAGTGCACGCTCGATCATCTCTTCACTCGGCTTCTCGCCCATAGCCTTCTCATAATCCTTGCGGAAGCGAGTAACGGCATTTGCCGTCTCCCCCTCCTCAAGATATGTCTTGAGAATCTCGGCAGTGTTTCTCACCCGCTCAGAGGCCTGCAAGAGAACGTCTGCTCCTTTTGGAGCGCTTGGCTTATCAGGAGGGAGTGTCTTGAACTTCTCAAAAAGGCTAGTGCGCCTGCTAGCTGCCGCCGCCTTCTTTGCTTCACCCACAGGCTTTGCCTCTCGGGTCTTTGCGGCTTCGACGTTTATCTTATGTACGACGGTCTTATTCTTTCTCTCATTCGCCTTATATCGCTTTGCCGCCTCATCTTTAGCCTGAGCCTCTGCATAGCTTATCATGCCCTCTTCTGTCCCCTCTGCGATGCGTTTGTTGAACTTACCAATAATAGATGAGGTCGCTCCAGATGTAGTCGCAATTCTGTTTGCTTCCTGGCTTAGTTTCACCATCTTGTCAACCGATCCTTCCGAAGGGTTCATCTGGTAATGCTCGAATAACTGAAGAGCAACCATGCCTCTGGTCAGCGGATCCTTGAACTTTACATCCTTAGAAACAACATCGTTGTATAGCTCGTCAAGCTGGCCTTGACTTTCAGCGAACTTCACAACCTCGGCAGCCTCAGTCTCCGTCTTCAACTGCGACGTCTGTACATACGTAATGCCTTCTTCCTGCAATCCAGACTTCAGCTCATCGCTCATGCGGTCACTCTCCATCATCCTCTTCAAACCAGCAACCTGTCTTACCTTTTGCTCCGGCGTCACGTTAGCTTCTTTCGGAGGCATCCCCTCCCGCTTGAAATCCTCGCGGATGCGGTTCTCGATCTCATCCGAGCCCACCTTGCCCCACAGCCTCGTAGACTTGATCGCCTCGATGGCCTTCTCTATGGCCTGCTCCACATCCATGCCTTTCGACAGCGCACGCTTGTATACATCGCCTGCGAACTTCACCAGCCCCTCTATGTCCAGTCCGGCCTTGACAACATCTTTGTCGCCGGAAGAAATGTTTCTCTCGCGCATCCAGGCGATAGTGCTGGTCACGCCTGCCTCCACCTGTTCGCCCACGCGAGCATCTTTCATCTGCTTGGCCTTCGCCTCCATCTTAGCAGCGGTCTCCTTTGTTATCAACCCATTCTTCACCGCCTCGCGTATCTTGCGCGTAGCAGAAGAGAAGAGTGCGAAGGTAGACTGCGCCTTGCCGGCCTTGCTCGCCATCAGCGAGAGCCTGTCGTTGATGTCCTTGACTGCATCTGCATTATCTGCAGTGGCAGCAGGGACAGGCTCTATGGCCTGCTCCTGCTGCGAAGGAGTGCTTAGTACTTCTTCTTGCTCTTGCCCGCTTTGCTCATCGCGATTGCGACGGCCTGAGCTTTCGGCTTGCCGTGTTTCATCTCCGTTTTGATGTTGGAGCTGATCACCTTCTTGCTTGATCCCTTCTTGAGTGGCATCGGTCTTAGGTTTTACTGTGGCGCCCTCTTTCACAGCTTCGGGCTTGGCTGGTTCTTTATCGGATAGCATCCTGTCGAAGACCTGACGAATCTCGTCACTCATCTTCACGTCTAGGCTGCTACCCTTTATCGTCTTGTAGACATTGGTGAGCCATTCTTTCAGGGAGTCGAACACCGCCTTGAGGGAGTCATTAGGAGCCTTCCCGTCACGCAGATATCGCTCGAAGCCTCGGGCGAACTTCTCCTCCGCCTTGCGCGTCCACACCTCTCCCTTCACCCCTGCCCACTCTTTTGCGTTCTTGTAGTGCGTCGCAAACTCTTCGCTACCCGTCGCCAGTCGCTCTAAGAAACGACGGCCTATATGCCCACCGATCTCGTGGGTGAGCGTGGAGATGTCAGCACCCTCGAACAGGTGGATGGTCGCCTTGTTCTCCGCAGAGAAATCTACGGCGCCCTTGACCTTTGCTCCTGACTCCTGGAAGGCGATGACAGGGTTCTGCCTGTCGGCATCGGTGATAGCCGTCTCCAACCACCCCATGCCATTCTCGTCCACCACACGCTTCGCGTCGGGACGCATCTTCTTAAACTCTTTGTTGAGGCCTTTGTACTTGTCTACGACGGTCTGCTGACCGCTGCTCAGGCTCTCCTCAAAATTATCAGCAGAGGTAGCGTCGCTGCTCTCATAATCCTGTGGCTGCTGAAACTCCTCTATGCCACCACGGCTATTCACGGTGATGACATTATCACCATCCATATACACCTCTGCATAGCCGCCGAAGAGGTCTTCGATAGGCATGCTATACAACTCATCCTCTATCTTCTTGCGCACATCGCTCTCTATATCCTCCCATGCTACGGTCTCAGCGTCCTCATTGTCGCGGAAATAGTCCTCCATCGCCTCTTTAGCGTGGTCGGCAAGCCATTCGTCAGCACTCCAATTCTCCACCTCTTCACGCGTCATCGCCGAAGTGTCTTTGAACTCGCGCTTTATCTCATCGGTGATAGTCTCTTCTCGGTAATTTACCTCTTCGTTTACGCCTGTATGGTAGTCGAAGATATGCACGTCGTCACTCGGCGCCACCCTGATGCCACCTCTATCCGTATCTATCACGGTCATTTCCGTCCCGCCATAGTTTATCACGTCGCCGGGCGACAGCACCTCGGGGTCTCCGTGCACAACCTCGTAAGGCATGCCATTCTCTCCCGCCTTGCTGACATATCCTTCTATCACCGCGATGGTGTACGGCTCAGGAAAACGCATCGTCTCCGCGCCCGACTCGGCAGCAGTCTTCACCGCCTCGCGCATCAGGCGCCCCTCATGACCTTTGGCAGATGCTATGAACTGCGCGAGCATCATATCCTTCTTGCCAGAGCTCTCGATCTCCTTTGCCCGCTGCTCTATGAACTTGTTTTTCTCTACGTTGAGGATCTCGCTGCGACGCTTGTTATATTCTGATCTGAACTCTTCTTTTTTTGCTTCAGCTTTTTGCGCCGAAGCATTTGTCTCATCACGAAAATGTTCGGCCTCAGTAAGAGTATCGAAAACCTTTATGTCGCCATCTATAGGTCCATAACCACGAACGTCAACTTGATATCTGCCATGATAACTTCTTGTTCCGGTACCGGGACCATCGCTCTCCAACGCCTCAAAGGGCTCCATTGCCTTCACCCGCCCCATATTGTACGCTGCGTTAACAGCCGCCTGTCCTTTGTTCAGCGAGTCGTGATACGCATCAGAGTGGTCATCACCTCTCGTTACATCACTCTGCCCCACCCTCTTTCCATCTTTATACGCCACCCACTCGCCACCATTCTTCTTGACCTCTATACCCAACTCCTTTGTGATGGCTTCATACGTGTCCTTGTGGACGTCGAGCATCTTCTGGTCGACGAACGCATCTATCTCATGCTGCGAAACTTTCTGCGCGAGCAGGTCTGTAGCCTTGTTCTTCTGAAAGTAGTCACTCTGCAGCTCGGCAACAGTAAACACCTTGCTCTTTTTGTTGAACCATGAGCGGATGTGACCGAACAGCCCCACGTTGATATTCTTACCACCTTCGGGGCTCGTGCGCTGGTCCACCCATCGCTGCACCTGATCTTTGTTACCTGCCGTGCCCACCCATCTCTCTATCTCTGTCGGAGGGGTGCTGTCGGGCATGGCTTTGTCCACCGCCGCCCACATCTCCGTGCCGGGTATCTGGCGCATCTCCCACTGACGGCCCTCAAGACCTTCTCGTGTGAAGTCACCGCCGAAGTGCCCCGTCTCCCCATGCTCGATAGGAGCGTTGAATACTATCGTCTCTGCATCGCCATAGTTCTCGTTGTCGCCAAGGTTACCCTGTCCATACTCAGAGTATGAGGAGGTGCGTATCGGCTCAAGGCGCATGGTCTGCATCTCGACATCTCTACGGAACTCGTCGAAGTTGATGCGCTTCTGCCCTTTGTATTTTTCGTAGTCAAGAACTTCGCTGATGATGTCTTTCTCGATCTGCTTGCCACGACTTTTTATCATGTCGCGGATCTGCTGTGGGTTGACACTCTGCCCCTTCATCTTGGCGATGGTAGGGTCATTGAATATCGCCAACGTAACTTTCGGAGCAGTCCCTTCCGCCTCCTGGCGAAGTGTGCCACCTTTTCTCTGCAACTCTTTGAGGTCTCCCTTTTTGATGTCGCCGATAAATGTCTCGTAGAAATTGTCGTTGCCTGTAGTCTTCTTCCACACATCGGACATCGCGTCCATGAGCTTCATCTGCACATCTATCTCCTTGTCGGACATAGGTACTTTCTTCTCGGCTCCCACCAGCTTTCTGGCGCGGCCAAGAAGAGATTTGTCTGCGCTTACAAGAACTCCTTGATTTCGGAGGTCTATTAACGACTGCCTTGCTTCTTCTCTTTTATCAGCATTGCGTGTAGATTCTGCAAGTCTTTCTTCGTCGGTTTTTTCGCCGGCTTTGCGAACAGATGCGGATGACGTTTGGTCTGTACCTTGTGTACCTTCATTTGATAAAGGTACTTCTTTTTCAGCAGGAATCCTACTCTTCAACGCCTCGAGGTGTGTCGTCTCCTCCGGGCTGAGCATACCCTGGTCTTCGAGCCATCGTAGCTGGTCGTACTCATGCTCCTGCTCCGGCGTGAGTGGCTGCTGTTCCCCCTCTTTCCCTTCAGGCTGCTCGGTCTTCACCCCTGTCTGTTGCTGTATCTCATTTTCGATCTGCTGTATCTCTTCTTCAAGATGTGGCTTAAAGCTGCTGTCCGCCGTCTTTAGCTCCGCCTCTATCCTTCCCTTCTTTACAAGAGTTGCCAGCACCTCTCTCTTTTGCGCAGGGGTGAACCCTTTGGGCATTGAGCTGAGTCGCGCCTGAGCGATATCCAACTGCTCGTTCAAGAAGTTCATGCGGCTGTCATCTATCAGCCCATCCTTCTTCATCTGCATGATGCGCTCGCGATATTCCTTCGGGTTCGACGCAGCCTCAAACAATGCCTCTGAATACAGCCTGTTCTGCGTGCCTGTGCGGAAATTATTTCTCTGTGCGAAAGCACCCATGACGCCACCGAGCAGCGTGCTCATGACGATAGTCTCTTTCAGGTCTTCACCAATATGCTCCCCTGCAGACAGGTTGGCTCCTGTTATCTGATTGGCTGCGGTGTTAAGAACAAGGTCGCCGCCTTTCTGAACAAAGCCAACCACGTTCGCTCCATAAATTTCTCTCACAACCCCTTTCATCGCTGTCTTCATCGCCGCTGTTGTCCCCACTCCGTCTGCAAGCGCCTTGGTAAACACGGCTGCATTGCGCTCTGCCGTGGAGAATATCTGAGCTGCTTCGGATCCGGCAGGGTTAACACCCATAGCTGCACCTGTAACTGCTGCGCCAAATGTCGAATATATGGACGCCTGACTCTCGCTCATCCCTGCGGCGATGCCAGCGTCATAGTAATCAGATGCTGCTCCAGCTCCGAATGCTGCGCCTTGCATAACGGTCAACATTCCAGAGGTTGCTTCTGCTGCTCCCGAGAGGCTCGCCAACGCTCCTGCGCCGATAGCCGCACCGCCAACCTTGATGGCCATGTCAGCAATAGACTCGGCAAGCCTTGGCAACAAATTCTCCTTGAACTGACCTGTCTTTGGATCCCATGTGCCAGCAACAGGAAGGTATGTCTCGTTGAAGTGGTTATTCCACTCTTTTACATTGTCATAAAGTTCATCCGTCCAGTCGTAGTCTCCTCCATGCCCTGTCATTGCCTCAATGATAGAGAGGTTCATCTTGGGAAGATAGGATGCGCTCTTGACGAGCTTCGTTACTGCTCGACCCACAGGATTGGAGATGTTTGTCATCACATCGCCGCCGGGCATTGTTCGGATCATGGATGATATGGCGATCTGCTCCCTGTCCGATTTGAGCATGTCTGCCATCAGCTCCGGATATTTCTTCAGATTATTTTTCGCCAGCTCCGCCACCTGATCCATCTCGCCCACAGACGTATAATACCCATTGAGAGCCGCCGAGAACGACGGGTCACTCATCAGCCCATTGGCCTGCGCCGCAGATTCATCGTACTTTTGCTTCCACAGGTTAGCGCTTGACATAAGAGAATTATACCTAGCCTGATCCTTCGCATCAGCAAGGATGATCTCGCCATTCGCATTTTTAGAGAAGGAGTTGTTGATGTCAGCCACAGCCTGAGCATACCCATTCTGCGCCTCGGTCATCGCCTGGGCGAATGTGTTGAACTGATTATACTTGTCCTTATGCCCCTCCAGCAATATTGCCTGCTGCATCTTCACATTACTGTCAGAGGCATCACCCGCGAAGTTGAGCGCCTGCAGGTCGAACGTATATCTATCCTTCTGGGCGTCCAGGGACTCTGGGTCTGTCTCAGAGTGATACGCAAGACGAGAGTTCATCTCATAGAGCTTCTGAGGATCATACTGCTCCAGATATGACTTGTACGCGCCCTTCACATCCTCCATCTCATCACGCACTACCGGAGCTGCCACTCCGGGCGCATGAGCTACGTTATACTCCGGGGTTCCGGGAGTATTGGAACGAATGTCTCTCGCCGTCTTGGCCGCAGTCATATACTTGTTGTATGACTGCGTCTGATTGGAGTTATAATTCTTTAAGGCCTCACTCTGTATAATTGAATTGGGAATAAATCCCATCTCATCTTTTGGCATCGCCACATCCATTTCATGACCAGTTCCGGCGTATGGATTTGCAAATCCGAACGGGCTGGCATTCATAAATGCAGCCCTGTTGATTTCAGTCTCAGATAATGGTTTAGCGGACGGAGGCGTTGTCGCCACTATCGTCCTTTGCTGAAGCGCATTCGGTATGAACGGGTTGGTAGCGCCTGTTGAAAGAGATGCTGAACTCGGAGTCGCCCCACTCGAAGCAAACGAGGGACCGGAGCCCATTGGCAGTGCCGTAGATGATGAGGTAGAAGGCTCTTTTTTTTTTGGAGAAGACGAGTTGGCCGCATCAAGAGCCGCTTGGTCTGCCGCAGACAATGACGATGTCTTTGTGCGAGCATTAGCTGCATCCAGTGCCGCCTGATCTTCCTTACTTAGTTTTATAGGAGGTGCCATATTTTATTGAACGACATATTCGGTTCCGTTCCATACGGCGGTCTTTCCGCTCGGAAGTGTAAACGACTGCCCTTGTGGGCCATAGGTAGCAGAACTACCAGATGATGTGGATGTAGGAACGGGTTGTCCAGAATAATTCTTTGGCTCATTGATATTCTGAATGCGAGTCTGCGCTGTCCTTTGATTCGCATTGTTTATCTGAATATCTGTCCTTACGCCTCTCTTGTAAGACCCGTCAGCATTGAACTGCGTAAGACTATTCTGTATCTCTGACACAGGCAACCACACCGTCTGTGTGGTAGGCGTCCGTGTAGATGTCTGGAAGTCTGAAGTGGTCTCGCTGCCAGTATAAATTGTTCCGGACGCATACGTCACCCACTTGGTCCTTCCCGGATCAGCTTGCGTCTCATTTGGAACAATATTTCCTTTAGAGTCCACGAGTACATTGAATGTCTTGCCGATAGATATTTGCGCATTGCCGGGGACAGTTATAGGCTTGCCTGTTGCTGGATCCACTGCCGCTGCCGACTGCGGCACATTGACTTTTATCGGGTTAAACGTCTGTCCATCGTAGGTTACAACGCCTCCTGATTCGCCTGCATAATTTACTGTCTCCGATTCAGGATTCACAGCGTTTGCTTCGTATGTCTTATCTGCACCAGAGCCTCCGGCAAACTGATTGGCGGCATGGTCTATCGTCCGCTCTGTCTTAGTGCCAAGCAATGAATACAAGCGATTGTAGATATCATCACGGGTGATATAATCACTTCCCGCATACCGAGTCTTGTACAACCCGTCAGCGAGCAGGTCGAGCTTTGTCTTATCTGTTCCTGTTGTCTTGGTAGATGTTATCAAGTCGTAGATACCCTGAGAAGATATCCCCGGATTCGTCTGATACACATCCTGTATGATTTTGTCTATCTCCGTGTTCACCGCCTTGTCGACGTCGTAGTCCGCGTTCATCCTCAGAATACTGCTGCCAAGCTGATGCCCTTTCGGGTCAAATGGATTCGACAGGCCGCCGATGCCGTTCATCACATCACTCATGCTCTTTGTGAGTGCCGGCGAGGCGTTGAAGTTTCCGCTCTTGACGAGAGCCTGTATCTCCCCAACCTTATTCACGATGCCATCCTCATACTGCGCCACGGTCTGCATGCTCTGCACCCAGTTGTTGAAACCCTGGTCCTGCTTGAGGTAGCCCGCCCAATCCTTGCCATACTGCTTCTGTGCGTTGGCGATCCACTTATCCATGCCCTCGGCGAAGACGTCGTTGAGTTCGCCCTGCACCGCGAAACGCTTGGTGATCGGCGCTTTGTTGGCAGTGTAGAAATCAGAAATATCTTTTTGCTTTGCCAATGCAGCGTCACGCAATGCTCGTTGCTTTGCGTCGAACACTCCGAATGGCACGAGGTGTGATGGAGCATAGATAGGAACGGATCCCACCACGCTGCCCGAATAGCTTCCCTTCTGAATATCATTAGCTGCTGATGGGAACATCGTCGACGCTGCCATCTCTGGCAGTGCACCTGAATATCTTGCTACCTGTGCATCGAGCTGACTCTGGTATGGATTGGGCGCAACCTGGTAGTTATACTTCTGATTCAGAAAGTTATTCAGATTATTATCCCCATAGGTCATGTTGTAGATGTCATTGACATTTACATCACCGCCTGTCGTTGCGTCTCCTGATGGAGTAAGGGGTATATCGAGTGCCATTTATCTAGGCTTCAAGAATGATAAATTTGTTGACAAGTCAACGTCAGGTACATCCGTAGGATGAATTATCGACAGCTTAGGCTCCAATAATCTTGCCTGCTGCTCCGGATTTAGAGCAGGTGATTCTGCGGTGTTCCCATGCCTTGAAAAAATATCCGCCCAGTTGATATCCTGTGGGTTAGTACGCGCCGCTGCGTTTGCCATGTTGCCGAAGGCATCCTGTGAGTTCTGCGCCCACTCTGCTCTTTTCTGTGACATCTGAGCGAGTTGCAGTTCAAGAGAGCGCTGGGCGATCTTGTTCTGCAGGTCAGATGCAAATGTATTGTAATATTTTCTTTGTGCATCGCCCTGTGCCAATACAGCATTCTTGCCAACATTGGCTGCGTTCTGACTCATCAGAAGCCCGGAGATAGTTGCGCCGATATCGCCTGATGTGGCACGAGCGATCTGCTCCTGCGTCGCGGCGGTGTTGGCGTCAATACTACTCATGTCATTGGAGAATGCACTTCCTGAGTTATAGCTCTTGCGGAGCTGATTCAACTCAGAGAGCATCGCCAACTGGTTAGGGTCGTACAAGTCGGGAATAAGGTTGTTGGCCGCCTTCTTTGCCTTGTTGGCCTTAAACATCTCGATACCGCTCTCGATACCACTGAGAATAGTTCCTCCACCTGCACCTATAAGAGTTCCAATATTTCCAATAGCTCCAGCTCCTGCAGCTCCAGCTCCTGCAGCTCCAGCTCCTGCAGCTCCAGTTATCATTGGAATTATTGTAGGTGCTAATGTTGCTAATGTTACCGGCATGACAAATCAATTTTAAAAATTACTTTATCATTATGTTTAAAAATATCTGAGCACACTTTTTCTATAAATGATATAGCTCTTGTGTTCTTGACATATAAACCACACAGAACTATATCGCCCATGATACGCTTAACTGCATCCCAAAACTTTATGATAAATGACTTTGTCCTTTTTACGGGAACTATAAAGAATCCAGAAAGTCCTTTTACAGAGTTTTCTAAACATTCTTCGCCTATGTATCCTACAATTTCACCATCATCCAACATAGAGTACAAAGACACGTTTGCATCAGATAGGTCTTGCAGTGTCCTGATAGCACATTGATAAACAGATGCCGGAGCCTCAATGTGATATTTCTCGATAAGATCTTTATCTGTAGAGAATAAATCCACTATGATTCCAAGCCACCTATGCTTCGGTTCTTTTCTTATTTCCATTTATTTAATTAGCTTCACTTGTGTTCCAAAAGTATGAATAATCATCGCCTCTGGCAAGTCGTGAATGACTTTTACCAATATAACTCTTTCCTGAATACGATCACGAGCCCCGTCATCTTTTCTCGGGATAAACTGCTCCCACCCGTCATACTGCTTGAGGTAATACGGCCCCTGAATAAGCGGGTCGAGTGCACACAGCATATTCTCATCCCTGTCGAGAAACTCCACACGCGTAGGCTTCATCGTCTTGCGGGCGCTGTTGATGCGCACTCGGATGAACTCTTTTTCTGAGAACGCCTCCGGACCGAACGGAGCAATAACCTCAAGAGCTATCGGAGATCCGTCGATGAGGAAGGTGTCGGTGTCGATGTTGTATGTCTCTCCAATCTTGGCTATCTGTGGGCCTGTCGTACCTATCACCGCCCTGTCATACACATGGTCATTATACCCTACCCACGCCTTGACAGCAGGATGTGGTGAATACATGAACGTGCGGATCATAGGTATCTCACCGGGCGTCTGTATGTTCAGCCAGTATTCATTGTTCACAGAATCCCAATATCCCGACACCTTGCTGCCAACGTCCGGAAGGACAGATTCAAGGTAAGGACGTAGGCGCGAGAAGTAATTGGCACGACCAATATCCACCACGTCATTGTTGGTGAACAGATACACCGTATCGCCATTGGCGAAGAACAAGCCCTGGCGATACAATATCCCCTGGCCTTTGTCGGCATACTCAGCAGGATACACTGCCTTCGCTGCCGATCTCCACCACTGATCGTTCATGCCCGTATCACGCATGAGCCAATATTCCCCTCCTATGAATGAGTCTATTCCGCTCTGCGCCACAAGATTACCGCTCTTATCGTAAAGTAATGCTTTACGCGTGAGAGCCATGGCTATGCCGTGCTCTGTGAAGGCATATAGGTTCTCGCCCTTGTCGCCCATCTCCCGGTATCCGAACTTGATCTCACCGCTCTGATCATCGAAGTCAAAGGCGTTGTTAGCTGGGAATGACCTGTTGCCAGGCGTGTCCTGCACGTTGATAGCGGAAGGCAGCGACCACATCTCCCTTGTAGGGAAGTGCGTCTGCTCGACAAAGCCATACTCAGGCTTGCTGAAATATCCAATAGGCAACTCGCTTGAATACTGCGGGTTAACCTGCTGTAAGAACCGGAATCCGCCCCACTTCCACTGATCCTTCTCCTGCTCACCGTATGTATCTACATACGCCTGATAGATGTTCTGGTCCGCTATCGTCTGATCTGTCTTCCACCGGTTCGGCCTCATAACGTAGTTGATAGCCGGAAAGTACTGAAGTGGATATTTAAGTGAATAGCTGTAAGGCATTATAGCTCTGGACTCTACGGTGAACATCATGCAGAGCTGACGCAGGTAACCGAGATACAGCCACGACTTGTCCTGTATCCGGTTGGCACCCGTCGTCCGCTTAATGATGTAGTGGCGCGGGTTCATCTTGAAGTGCCTGTATGGGAAGCCGATACCCATAGCAAACTGCGTGTCGGCAGCGTCGTCATAGGCGTCCGCCTCCCGGTCTATCGGAGCGAAGATGGTCTCTCCGACGGTTGTGTCACCTCCCCAGAAACGGATAGGCGCCGTAGCATCATATCGCACAAGGATAAGGTCAAGTGCTTGTGGATAGAATGGTGCCTGGTCGAAGACGATAGTAAAGAAACGATTTGAGTCGTTGATATGTGTGTAGGTGCCTGTGGCACCGTTAGTGTAGGATCCATTTGCCTGAATGTAGTTGGCGATGGTCTGACGTTGCGTAGGAGTGTAGAACGTCACGTTCATCCATTTCTCCACAGTGCCGTCTGTATGCTTGATATACACGAACCGGTCTGTAGAGGCGGTAGGATGCGTAGAGGTAAGGGCTGGTATGCAATCCTCCCATCGCTCATCGACGAGCAGGTATTGCTGGTCAGCGAGGCCGGTACCCTTGCCGATGGTCGCCTCCATCTTCTGGAACTGGATGTGCTTGTACGGCTGGATATTCTGATCGCGAACATCCGCGCCGGTGCGCACGATATTAACAATGTAGACAGGCTCTGTCCAGTTCATAAGCCCATCATCCTCGAAGTTACGCTCCGATGTTCCGCCCGTATATGGGCGTCCATAGATAGTTGTGTCGGTAACAAGGCCGAGGTATGTTCCGCGCCCCTCGGTTATTCTATTAACACCCGTCAGTGGAAAAGTATTATTACCCTGGTCACCGCCGTTGAACAAGCCTGGCGACTGGTTGATATTTCTCCAGCGTCCATAACCCACGTAGCGATACCCATCCCCGCCATTAAAGCCCATGCTCACGTCTTCCAATGGGTTGATAGAGCCTCCTGTCACATCCCGTATCATACGGGCGTAGCTGATCATGTCGATGAGGTAGTCGCGTTGCTCGAAGTCTTTGTTGTTGAAGTTAAACACCTCGGAGAAGAACCCTAGGGGAGAGACAAACTGCAGCGAATAATTCTGCGGGTTGGCGATCATATCGTTCACCATGTCAGGCGGCACGATGCCGTTCTCGATATCTGGCGAGAAGAACCACCCTCTGTCCTGATACTTGCCGGCCAATCCGCTATTCCCGATGTTGTCAAATACGGCTGGAATCAGGTGGTAGCTAAACAACCCCTGCGCCACGACCCGCGAAGCGGAATCTGTGCGAACTACAGAGAATCCTTTTACCCAATCAGGGATATTAGTCACCCCGCCGAGCAACATTCCATGAGAATAATAGTTCGGACCAAACCCTGGCGGGCGGTAGTTTATAACATCAGGCCCAGACTCTGAGTTATCCCTGGAGACCATCGTGTTAGTGATATAGTTGTGACCTGTCGTATCGCTATCTTGATCCCCTGTTGGACGATACGGATGAAAATATGGGTACACAGGAGGATTCAGCCCAACATTAACGTGAGCGCCATGATTCCGTATCTCTCCATCAGTCTCTGCGACATTCAAGTCTTCATTGACTGTATTTTCGGTCTTATATCCCTCCGATATAAGCCCCGCCCCGCGCTGAAAAATATTCTTGAATGATGTAAGGTCGTCCTTTGCCACTGCATCTGTCAGGTCAAACACTTCGTGTGTCTGCGTCGGACTGTTCGTGACATCAGCAGCCTTTACCGTCCCTCCGTATGAGTAGAGCTCGGTGGTAGCATTAGTATCATCGCGTCTGTTGGGGTATTCATAGTTCTGCCCATCCGCAATCTTTGCAGCGAAGCCAGGGCCCCACACCCCATCAAAAGGAACCACGGCGAACGAGAACTTCTCTCCGCCCATATAGGCCTTGCGATACGCGAAGTTGTACGGATCAGAATGCCCAGCCTTGCCCATGTTATCAATGACTGGGTGCATAGCGCTGCCGTCAATCTGCGTAAACTGCAGGTCTGCAGCCTTACTCTCCAACTTGACATTCATCAGGTTGAATCGGCGGTCGTAGAATTGGCAAGTCTTAGCGCCTGTCACCACGGCGAGGTTCTGCGAATCGGTAGCGGTGCTGATAGGTGTTCCGGGTATGATGTTCTGGTCTGCCGGGTCGATGAAATCCCGCCAGCTGACCTCCTCACGACCGATGGCTATCTTGGCGATGATGACAGGCTCGGGAGCGAAGCCGATGGCCTCTCCCCTGTTCCATGCCGTGCGCTTGATCTCTATGTAATCGTAGTTATGGAAGTTATTAACCCGGAAACGCAAGTGAATACCATAACCGGTATTGCTATTAGGGTCAGCGGCATTGCCTCTTGTCTTTGAATAAGGAAACTGTGGCGAGGCGCTGTTAAGCACCTCTACAACAGGTATCATCGGCGATGGCGCAGAGAAGTGAGTGCGATCACCCGCGTCATTCACGTAACGCATCTCATAGCTGTACAGCCCAACGGGAAGACCACCGCCACCTCCCACCGGAACGAGTTCGATGAAGGCGACCGTGTCCAATGCGACGTAGAGGTTTACCTGATAATCCTGTGGGTCGAAGTCTGCGAAGTATTTTTGAGTAGCTACGCTGGCGATGAGGTCATTAATATCGAATATCAATGGCACAAATGACAACGCCGTGATCCCTATCTTAGGGCCAGAATCTCTGTCTGTGATATCATACTGCGGAGGATCGGCTACTGTAACGGGAAAAAGTGCAGACTGAAGGACTATCGTTCCGTTAATACGGATAAGGGACGGAAGAATAGCGTCTGCATCCGCCCACACCTCGATGTCATTATCCCCCTGTACATCTTTGATCATGCACTGGTAGGTGCTCGCAGGAAGATTATTTGGGTATAATATCTCCTCACCACCGATCTTTTTTACTACGTCATTGTTGTTGCCAGCCCCCTGAATACGCCCATTGCGCATGTCCACATACTTTCCTGTATCCTGATTGCCGGATAGCTCGAAAGATGTGTCTGCGTCTGCCCCGTTGCCGAGGGTTCGCATCTGCCACGGTCCATGTTCCTGCTTCATCTGCTATTACATGAATGTCCAACGATACATATATTCCTTGTAGTCATCACGAGCACCTTTGTCCATGCGGGCTACGGCGCGACGTGCTTTGTACCAAGAACCCTTCCCAGAGTTGTTATCCTCCTTGTCAAGGCGCTGAGAATATATCTTCCAGACGTTTGTGTATTGAGCGGGGTTGTCAACCATGAGTGCTCGTGACACCGCCTCGCTAACGTAATCTACGACAGCGGTACGCAAAAACTGCGGAACCAATGGCACGTCACCAAAAGGTGCCGTGAACCCTACTGCGCGAATGTGGATATTATCGAAGCGACGCACAGAGGTAGAGTACATGAAGATGCCATTCTCCACATTGTAGTAGTAGAGAATCTCGCCAAGAGGATTTAGCCTTCCAAGCTGTTCGGTGAATGGAGCGCGGAGGAAATTGTTTCTGTTGATATAGAATGGATCGCTCGACCCATCCCTTCTCGCCTTAGCAACAACACGTCCACCCTCAGAGTAGAAATCACTCTTATGCCAGATCTTTGTCATCTGTCCCGGCTCGCACAGGTCGCCACAATATCCATACGCTTCTTTCACATTAAAGATGCCCTGCGGCAACTCGACAGCACTTCCATCTTTATCGACGAGGATGTTCACACGCTGGTCATGCCATAGAGAGTCAAGATCGAACTCTTCGAGGCAATGCTGTATCTGCGACTCGTAAAATCCGCGATGGATTTTTTTGAACTCACGATCTCCGAGGTTCTGAGCACATTCAAAAAGAATCTGCTGCGGTGTAAGGAAGTTATGGCGCGAGAACTGCATTATTGAGTCGGTGTTGTTGTGTCAACGGATGGATTTACCGAGGCGATTTTCTGTGACGGAACGGTGTTAGAGTTATCATCAGTAGGGTCATCACCCTGGTTTTCTCTCGAAGAAGGTATCATCAAAATCCACCTGCCGAGATCCAAGCACTGACGACGCAGTACGTCCATCAGCTCTTCCGGGAACTCAAATGGCGCATCGAGATCAACTTTATCCACAGGAACGATGGTCGAATAAACACCCACCTCCACATTCTTTACCTTTATATTCTCGATACCAATTAGTCCGATGTAATCCTTGTTGCGGAAGTAGTATGGTCTGTTCGGCGATGGCTTGGTGTACGGATTCGAGTTGAGCCACAGCGCCTCCGATGGCGTTGTTCTCTCGAAGCGCTGCTTCTGAAATCTCGGAGGGCATCCCGGACCGCCGTCAGATTCGTATGCGATGTATTCTATGCCACCATCTTTGTCAAAGTCGAATATCATGGATGGCAGTGTAAAATACTTTCTTCCTGCTACGATATCAGGAGAGACTGTCGATGTAGGCTCAACGACAGGAACTTGTGGCCAAATGGTCAGGAATGCTCCTGAATCACGCTTGCCGATATGTTGCGAAAGCAGGCGGTTGGATAGCGTGATGACCCACATGCCCACCTGCGTAGGCTGTATCTCACGATCGTCGATAGTCTGTTTCAACGCCGTTATGATGTCGTCTACGAGGAAGCGTAATGGGGTGCGATACAGTGCCATTATTTATTCAATAGTGAAATCATTGTTTGAATATCGGTTGCGGACACCTGATACGAAGTTGTCCCGTCTCCAATCTTCTGAGAAATAAATCTTAAAGCAAAGTCTACATATAAACTCGTTGCTGACTCTGGGAACTCCACACTGTCACTTAGCTGCAATGGCGGTGTCGGATATTTGAAGTATCTCACCCCAACAAGTTTGCGCGACACATCGGGGCGAATCTGTATCTCGAAGACTCCGCTTGGGGCATACGATGTCGATGAGTAATTCGCAAAATCCAAATAGGTGTACTGCTTGAAGCCATTCTGGATAATAGTATTGCCCGCCTTGAAAATGTTTTTCTGATTGATATTAAAGTCCTCGAAGGTACTCCTTGATGCAGAGTAATCGCTCCTTAAAAACGTGAGGTCTAAGCGGACTTTTGACTGCGCCCCAGTTACAGAAGGGTCAATCGTTGGAGGCTCTACCGTTACTGGCTGAGGATGAATAGACAGGATTGTCCATAATTTTTCTCCATTAAGAGCGGCCGAATCGTATGCAATTCTTGAATAATCATTTGCCTGCCATATACGAACTCTTGTTATCTCTCTCAGCGCCTCTGCTGGTAGTTTTGTCTCTGAAAAAGCAGCGTTGATAGTCTGCACCATCATCTCATTAGCGTAAGCAAAAGCATGTATTCCGTCTAGATTAAACAAGTATCTATCTGACCCTTCTGAATCTAAAAGGGCCTGAACACGATTCCATGCGTTTTGAATGCTTATTGACATGCCTTATAGAATTGGAAGGCCTTTGCCGCCTTACGTTTCATGTAAACAGTGTTGTCATCATACATCCAGTGAAGAGACTTTAAAACATCATCCGTTCTGCTAATATGAATCATGCGTATGTTGTTTTTTCTTTCAGGATGCCTAGTATACATTCTAAAATCAGAAATCCCCGCTTCCGACTTTAATATTTCGCCTATTGAAGTACACAATGACTCTGTTCCTGTAAATGAAACAGTTGCACACCTTCTTCTGTTGTTTTTTATAGAAATGCTGCCATCTCCATCAAAAACACCTCTTATAAAATGCCTCCAAACCCACCTTGAAATAGTTGGGAACTCAGCCTTGTGTGTTTTGTCATGAACCATTCCTAGTTCAGCTAAGCGATCAGACATGTGGCGGCTGTTAAGATGGATAAGAGCAGTCCTTCGCCGCCCCTGTCTTGGATCATTGTAAAAAAGAATTGGCTGATTGCTTCTCACAAAATCTCTGAACCGAACGATAACGTCTATGTCGTCCTCATTCTGCGTAAGGGCAATCGTCCCTCTCTTCTGATTATTATGCCCATCAGCATAAAGAAGTCCAAGGTGATATGCAGACGACTGATCTGTTATGTCATCAAAAACATGCTCATTAACGGTGTACTGTCGCTTATTCTCTGAGTTTGTCCTGGTCTTTACGCCAGCCTCCTGCAACATCTTTCGTCCAAGCCATTGTGTAATCTCATACTTTAAAGAAATCTCTCTCAACGACTTACCTTCTTTATAATCTGCGACGACCTGTTCGGCGCATCGCTCACGAGAGGCTATCCCCTTTTGCTTAAACAAGGTTCGATCCGAATGCTTATATCGAGGATGTTCTGTCGCCATGCTCCAAATATAAATAAAAAAGACCTCTGTTGTGCGGAGGTCTTTTTTTATGCGTTTGCCATTACGCGTTTGCGTGGGTCTTCTTCGACCCAACACTTCCGTCGCCCATGTCGAACAACCCATCCCTGGTGTTGTCGCGGGCAATTCTTTTTGACATCTGCTCGGCGGTGCTTAACTCATCGCCAACCATTTTATCAACAAGCTCCATGCGCATCCATTCCACGTCGGTACCCACCTCGATGCCGGCCTGGCGTGCCTTTGCGGCCACCTGGCTTGGGGTCCATGTATTGGCGATAGAGAGCATACGAGCTGCTACTGCCGCCCGTGCCGCCTTGTCGCTGGTAGCGTTGGTGGCCCTGCGCACATCGGAGAAGATCACCCCTCCACGATATTCAGGATGCCCTTCGATCCACGCCTGCTCCTTTTTGGAGCGGGAGCAGTAGTGGCAGAGTACGATGGACTGCTGTTCTTTGATATCCCCAACCCCGGAGGTCTTGTGCCCCATATACATGAACAGGGTGGCCTTTGGTATGCCTGTCTCCCGGTCAATATCGGCCATTGGGTTGTTAAATATTTTGCCGTTCTTCATATACCCTGTCAGGCATGTAGCTGCACGGTATGAGAAGTAATACTTACCCTCCTCATCGTAATCATCCTCGTCAATGGCGTCTGTCACCCCATCGGCTGATGGCGATGGCTTCATTGCCGCAAGTGACTCACGGACAGTCTTCTCGATAAGAGCCGCTGTCTCGGACTTGAAGTCGTTGAATTTCTTTTCGGATGCCTCTAGCTGCTTCTTGAGAGCTGCGATCTCGGCGTTCTCGTTGCCACCCTTCTTCACTTCTGTGTTCTGTGGCTTTGATTTACTCTGGTTGTGTGATGGAGTGCTCTTTGGCGCCGGCGATTCATTTACGCCGTCCTCCATATTCAGGTCGTCTTGTCCCATTTTTACCTTGTTTAACGTGTTTACAGTATTTGATTATTTGAAAGAGATGGGAGCAGGTGTTACCCTGCTCCCATTATCATATCCGGTTATTAGGATACGTCGATGGTGAATGACCCGAGTGGGTTGTACATCTTCAATCCGAGGTTGCCCTGGATGTAGAGGTCTTTGAAATCCTCACGGGTTCCGTTCGGACCTTCGAGCATGAGGGTTCCGCCCATTTCAAATGGAGGGAGACCTTTCATGTGACATGGCTTGATGGTCTCCATGTCCAGAACGAAGATCTTGTTTGCGAAGCTCGCAGGGAACAGTGATGGCTCCTGCAGAAGCATGCAAGGGATCAGCACGAAGCGAAGTCCGCCGAACTTGATCTCGTCGATCTCGAGGTCGATGGTCTTGTCATCCGGGCGATAACGTGTCAGCGCCTGCTTGTACATCTTGCTGATCTCGTTGATCAGACGTGGCACAGCGCAGATGAAGCGCACGCCGCCTTCCGACTTGTAGTCGGTAGCAAATGCGAGGGCTTCGAGTGTCGCCTGCAGGTTGGCTGTGGTCGTGGTCGCTGATGCTGAACCGGCAGCGGTCATGAGTGGGAACACCCCGCCCATAGCTTTGCCAGGCTCACCAAGCGTTGTCGCGAACTCTCCGCGTGTTCCGTTGAAGAACGTAGCGAAGTAGTCGAAGCGGGTCTGCTTCATGAGCTCCTCGGTGTCCTTCTGATAGTAATCAGTGGTTCCGAGGTTCTGCATCTTGAGCTGCTCCACACGTCCCCAGCGACGTGCGCGGAGGAAGCGCTGGATGTAGTTGTAGCGCTCGATGGTGGTCAGACGCTGGTAGGTCTGGAATACGTTCTGTCCATCAGCACGGAAAGTGCTCATAGGGATGAAGATGTCCGTACCAGAAGAAGGTGGCAGGCCAACAGATGTCTGCGAGGTGATGGTCAGCACGTTGGTCGCTGTGTTGATAGCTGTCACGATACCTTTGGTGTTGTTGGCATCGTTGAAGCAGATAACCATGTCGAGCGTCACGAAGTTGATAGACGCCGCTGTCACAGTGTAGTTGGCTGATACCGTAGATCCAGGCACCGCCGGTGTGGCTCCTGTGCCGGGGCCTGTTTCCTGAAGCAGGTTACGCACCGAGGTGTACTCTCTCCAGTAGTATTCGTCAGACGGTGTCTGCTCGAAAGGCTGCTCGAAGAGGAGCTTGAGGATGAGGTACTTCTGCGGAGTCGCGTCGAAGAGCGCCTGCTGCAGGTCACGTGCGAAGAGGTCAGAGGTTGACGCTCCGTATGCGCTGTTGGCTGCGTAGTCGCTGCCGAGCGCGTTTGCCCAGAGGGCGTTACCGAAAGGAGATCCTTCGGCACCAGGTTGGTAGGCGTATAAGCCGTTACCGTTTGTTGTTGACATATTTGTCGGTTTTTAATGGTTGTTAATAGCGTTGCTTCGACCCTTTGATGATCGACTGAAGCAGTGATCGCCGTGGGTCTTCCTGTTGTTGACCATTGTTACCATTTGTACCGGTGTGACCTGATGTCTGCGAAGGATGCCGTTGGCCACGGTCGACGATCTCTTCTCTTGCCTGTGACGCTCCAAGCTCTTTCATGCGTTCGGCCATGACTTGCATCATGGTCGCTCCATGTTGGGCGAAGGCCAGTTTAGCTGCTGCGTCAGTGTGCACCGTTCCGTCCTCATTGAACAGCAGATTGCCAAGGTCTGTTCCCCGGAGAGCGTTCGACAGTGGCATAAGTCCTTCGAGAGCAGCACTGAGCTGTGCCTTCTTGGACTCGTCTGTGAACCCTGGGATGACCTCTGTTAGGCGCGACATAGAGGAGGAGACAGATGCGTCGTATCCCTTTTTGAAGGCACGGGCATCATTTTCTCTCTGTGCTATGGACGCTTCACGCTGCTGCTTTAGCAAACCGAACTGTGTCTGCGCGGCAGTATAAGCTACTTGAAATTCTCTTGAACTAGTATCAATATCCTCAAGCTCCTCTGGCGAGAATGCCTTGGGGACAAGTGCCTTGACAAGCATCTTTGGATCCTGCTGATCGAAAGGCTTGGTAAGGTTCACCTTTGTTCCAGAGTACGCCTCGAGCTCCTTCTTCCAGTCACCGCCTGAGAGGTTGCTCTTCACGGCTACTTTAAGATCGTCGTCGAGGTTGTTGAGGGCTGTTTCGTAATTAGCCACCTTCTTCTCCGCTTCCGGGAGCTTTTGAGAAGCTGTGCGCCACTGCTTGAAGACCTCCTTTTTCTCAAGAAGCTCTTCAGGCTTTGTGACCTTAAACCCAAACACCGACTCCATTTGTCCGAAGGCATCCTCGAGGGTCTTCACCTGCGGAGCTCCCTTTTGTGTTACCGGCACTTCGATATGACCGAAGTCAGTCTTGATGATATTCTTGTCATCAGGAGCAGGCTGAGTCTGGGACTGAGTCTGTTGCTGAGATGCTGCGGATTGCTGTGCCGATGGCGTGGACTGCTGTTGCTGTCCATTGCCCCCTGACTTAGCTACCTCATCCATCACCTTGCGAACTCTGTCGCGGGCATTGGATGATCCGAGTGATGCGAGGAATGCTGTCTTGTTCGCAAGCTCCGCCGTCTGCTGTGCAGTAGGGGCAGGCTGCTGCTGCTCCGGAGGCTGTTGCGTAGCCGGAGCAGTTGTCTGTGGTTGTTGTACCGTATTTTCCATGTAAACCGTTGAGTATGCGAATGTATGTTCTTTTTACTTAACCTACAACTTTAAGGCACTATCTTTTGTTGAGCCGCCTTTGGATAGGTAGATGCTGCTTGCGCTTTTGCCTCTATCTTCTCAAGGTCGTTGACGTGCTTCTGCGCCTGCACCAAGTGCTTGTCATTACGCTCATCGAGGATGTTCTGCTGTTGTTGCTGGTTCATCTGCTGGAAGAGCGCCATCTGCTGTTGGCTCTGAGCCTGCTGTTGCTGCATCTGCATCTTGGCCATCACCTGACGCTCCTTAGAGTATTCGCGTATCGCCGCTGCAACCTGATCAGGAGTAGATCGTCCGAACAGGTTTCCGAAGTGACGCTGGTCGATAAGTCCAAGCTGCAGGAGCTGCAGGAGCATTGCGTCCGCAGCGCGGTGCAGTTCTTCCTGGGCGTTGGCCCTCTTCACAGATACCCTGAAGTCCTCTATCTCCATGTCCTTTGACAGACTGATAACTTTCGCTGCGGCATCGCCTACGGCTATGGTCAGGTCATTCGGATTATCAATATAAATCTTCTTTCCTCTCACCGCCATCGACTGATAGGCCTGCATGAATATCTTGGTCACCGCGTTGTAGAACGGCTCCTGCAGCAGCGATCCGCGCTGTATCATGAGCTCTGTCACGCCCACGAGCTGATCCTGCCCCATACTCTGCCCCTGCATAGCCTCGTTGGTTCCGATGGTATATTGTGTCAGCCCCTTGATAGCCTCAAGGATGTTGAACATATTCATGAGTCCATTCTTCGGATTCATATCATACTGGCCGACAACATTCTGGATGCCTCTGCCTCTAGCGTCTATTGAAACTGGGCGACCATGCTGCATGTCGCGCTTGGCATCCATTTCTTCTTCTGTCGTGAGGAACACTGATGAATCCACGATAGGCCCTGAGCCTCCGGTGTTTCGGATCTGCTCGTCCACTACCGACAGAACGCGGTTCACAAAGCGCTGTGAGTCGATAGCATCTTCGAGCGGTGAGCGCACCTCGCCATTGATATAGCTCCAGCAATATGTCTTGTATGGGAACGGTACGGTGTTGTACTTCTCGTTGTTCGCCTCCTGGTATGGCATCACGCCATACTCAAGTACAAGGTCCGGCTTGCGGTCTTGCGGAGACTGGTCTGGCGCGGCCTGGTATGGCACGAAGCGTACATAGCGGATCACATCAGGATAGATGGTCACTGACTTTTTTCCCCTCATGCGCCTGCGCGACTCATAAGTATTCGTCGGGTCTATGAGGTCTTTATCCGTATAGGTTGGCCTCTTCTCTCCCTCCGGGGTATGGTTGATACGCTTGAATACGGTGTCTCCATACTCATTTATCACATATCCAAATTCCTGTGGCTCAGTATCTCGCCAGTAGACATTCGCTACGGGCACGCCGTTGCGCGATACGTTCTGCTGATAGCCTACCGATGTAGCTGCGGGCTGTCGCTTGTCATAGCTCTCCACAACCAGGCGCTGTTCTTCAGACAGGTGTGGGTACATCTCATATATCTGCGGTGGCGCCATGTAGTCGAAGTGTCCCTGGAACTGACAGTCGTTCTGCAGGGCGTAGTCGCGGGAGTTGCGGTCCCAGAAGAAGTCTTTGGACTGTATGGCTTTGAAGCGTTGCTCGCCGGCATACTCGTAGTCCATCAGCACGCCAAGTCCCGAGAGTCCGATCTGCTCGGCGATGAATGGCTGCAGAGATTCGAGGTCGTTTATCTGAGCGATGTACTGCATCAGGTAGTTCAACGCCTCGACGAACTTATCCACGTAGACATTATCGAATATCTGCTCGGTCTCCTTATTCGTCTTTCCTACGCCTGTCTTCTCGCGGATGGCGTCAGCGAACACGGGCACTTTACGTGCCAGCTCTGTCTGGAAGAGCATCTTGGCGAGCTGCTCATCACGACGGGTCTTTGTCAGTGGCGATACGGAGAACGCTTCTGCATTGAGTGTCATGCGGCTTGCATTGCCGATGTACTCCATCATGATCTTTCTGATCATGTTCATGCGCACCTGCAGGCGATTGCGAACATCTCCGCTCTCGTCTTTTAGGAAGTTCTCTATATCTTCCTGTATGAACCACTGGTTGCCGATATAGAACTGCTCATGGGTGAGCACTCTGTTTATCCAGAGTGTATGGATAGGGTTATTATACCCAGCCCATATCGCATAGCGACCCCATGAGAGGTGGTATTTCTCGTCTTTTGTCTGCGTGAGGCGGTTGGGCCTGGTGTCTGCTATGGTGGTTATCATTGTGCTGAGAGTCTTTTACGTTCCATTACTATCTGATGAACACTCTTACCTGTGCTTACCTCGCTCTTCACCTTCATGTTGAAGCCCATGCTTTCTTCGAGCATCTTCACCATGTGAGGCATCTCTTCGCGAACCTTCTGTAGTGTTGTCGTGTATTTTGCCATATCATCCCATCCTACCACCTTCTCTCCCGTTTCTTCATCCACCTTCTCAATAAGCTCTTCGATGTTTAGCGAACCTATCGTTACAAGGTTTGCGAACATCTTCTGCGCTGTCATGAGTGCCCTTGACCGCACATCCGGATCAAAGCGAGCCATGATATCGCAAGCCTCTCGGACGTGACTCGGGAACTTCCCTTTCAGATACAGGCCCATACGATCGCTATCCTCATTGCCTTTGAAGGCCATCTGATAGGCTTTCTCAATCCGGTCAACGCCTTGCAGGTGGCTGAACGGGCTCTCCTTTGAGGCGTAGAGCCATACGAATAACGGCTCATCCCCCTTGAGTTGCTTAAAGCAATCTTCAGAGGCAAGTTCAGGGAACTGCTCTACGTATGATTTTTTAGACCCAAGGTCTGGGAAGAAGAGGCTCATGCAGCTTTCGGTCTTTTTACCCGCTTGGATAGCTGTCCGTCCGGGGTGTGAAACAGTTCGTATCTGATCTTTTTGAATTTCGCCTGCGCCTTTTCTCCGGACATCTCTTCCGGCGGCAGGTGGGCGAAGCACTGAGCGCAAAGATAGGCGTATGTGAGCGCAAACAGAGTGTCATCCCAATAATGCTTTTTATCCAGAGGCTCCCATATCTCAGATCGTCCCACCTGCTTGCATGTAAACGTCTTGAGCTGGTTAAAGAATACTGGAAGGTATATGTTGTCTCCGAAGGAGTCAAACACCTGGTGCATCATGTTTATGATGGCCGCGTTGCGAAGCCCCTTGTTGTCGATGCCGATCTTAACCGTGTTGTCTCTTGTCTGGAATATCGGAGGCAGCTCGGTGCCGATGACAAGCGTTCTGACAAGGTCTTTGTTCTCCTTGTATTCCCGGTAAGCTGTTCCGATGTTCGACTCTACCAGCTCTGTCACCGCCTGCCTGTTCTCGTCGGCGACGTTATAGTACATGCCAAGAAGGACGGTCTGCAGGAATACATATCGGTAGTTGTCTGTGCGGAAGTTCATCACAGCCACCGGTGTTGCGAAGTGCGCGTCCCATATCACGCTGGCCATCTTTGAGTGACCATTGTCTGAGGCGATAGGGTCTGTGCCCTGATAGTATCTGTTTATCCACTTCTTAGGGTGGATGAATATGGCTGTTGTTATCCGTTCATCGCCGAGTTGCAGTGGTATGAAGTTGGCGCCGACGATCTTAAACGGCACGTCGCTACCCTCGTGCGCAGGCTTTGTGTGATCATATATCGGCTCGAAGTATCCGTAATCCGGCACCTCTCCCGTCTTGGCGATGCGGTCAAGCTGGCTGTTGATATATTCCAGTGGCTTTAATGTCTTTCCGCCGGTGAGGAATACGTCGCTCAGTTCTACCGGGTAGGACTGGTGGAAGCGTATCTTCATCTCCTCGGCCTTTGGACCCTGCATGGCGTAGGCTTCGGCGCGTAGCTTCTCATACATCTCCCGGGTAAACCCAGGTCTCCACCATACATTGAAGAATAGCGGTACGATACCATTGCCCCAGGAGCGGTTATCCCACTCCTCCTTATGCTTCATGTAAACGGCTGCGAAGGCAGCTCCGAAGCTCTCCATCTCGCCACCGGTACCCCACATTATTATCTGGCGCATGAGCTCCTGCTTGCCCGTCTTTGTGTTGAAGCCATAGAGGGTTGGCTCGATATCGCTCAACAGCTTGTTGAGTATCTCGATGTTTCCGGCCTCGTCGATAAAGGTGATATCGGGTGTGGACGATGCGATGGCGGTGGTCGTCGGGGCGAGCACCTCCATAGACGAGTTGTTGCCCTCGGTGATCCCCTTCTTTTTCTTTTCGCCAAAGTACAGCTCGCGGATGTTGTCGTTACGCGCCTCTGGCCTCATCCAGTGCGGTAGCATGGAGTACGGGTATTTCACCTTGGTATCGAAGGTCACCTGCGCCTTTTTATCGGTCTCAGAGATGAACTTTATGACCATGTCCAGGTTGAACCCGGCCTTGTACATCGCCCCCATGCACATTGTCGTTGTGAAGGCCACCTGACGTGCTTTGGCTATGTCCAGGCTGTATCCGCAGTCGAACAGGTATAAGATGATCCTGTGCGCCTTACGTGCGATATAATTCTTCAGACCATACTCGTTGGCATCCCGGATCTTACCATGTCTGTTACAGGCGAATAGGGTGTTCTCGCAGCAGCGCTCCACCTCCCTGACCTGGTAGTCGAACAGCTCTTGCTCTGTCATCCGGTCTGGCGTTGGTTCTGCGAGCCATTGGTCGGCCTGCTTGCAGTAGAGGTCGAACTTATCGTAGTCTATGCAGTTGTAGAACCCGTCGGAGCGATTGATGGAGTCTATCCATGCCACGAACTCCTTGGTGTGATACACGCGGGACTCTGGCATCCAGTCTTTCTTCTTCACCTTTACTACAGCCGACGAAGGCGCCACCGGGTTTTTCACCACGGCGTTGTCATGGTCGACTACAATAACATCATCCGGACGATCATCTCTGTCGATGATCTCCGGAAGGATGTCTGGCAGTATGTCTTCTGGTGCCTCCGGGAACGACTCCTCCTTTAGGAATCCTTCCTTTTTGAGCAGAGCTACCTTCTCCGCGCCGATGTCAATGCCTTTGTCATACAGCTCGAAAAAAAGTTCAAGCGTCGCTCTGTCCGCCTGATGCTTATCTCTTCCACGAGGAGGCAAGGCAAGTTTTTATGATGGGTCTGCGGTAGCGTACTCTGCTGCGTACAGTGCGTACAGCGCTGCGATGAGTGCTGCGCGAGCCACGCGAAGGTCGTTCGGGTATCCGTAATCGGTTACACCGCTTCCTTTGGTGAGGTTCACCACAGGGTTTGTCTCCACGCTGTCGATCACTGCCTGGAGAGCTCCTAGCGCTGTCTGCTTGGTCTGTGTTGATCCGTCGGTAGAAGCTGCTACTGCGCTGTCGGTGCGGACACCGCCTGCTGCTGCATATACTTCGTTCTTGTAGTCAGCGATGGCGGACATCATGTCGTTCACCTCTGTCTGTACGGAATCGCGGCAGTATGAAGCTGCTGCCTTTGCTGCTGCCTCGATGGATTCCATCAGGACGAGCTGAGTGTTTACTGTCTGTGACATTGTTTTTGTTTAGGATGGGAATCGGTTGTATTCTGCCTCGTAGGCGGCATAGAGTTTTGCGATGAGCGTTGCTCTTTTTGTGCGGAGCGTGTTGGGGTATACGTAAGAATGTGTGGCGTCAACCCAGATGGCTTCTCCCACAATATTTTTTTCGATGCTGTCGATCACGCGTTGCACATTGCCAATAGCTACCTGTCTTTCAAAGAGTGATCCGAAGGGCACCCCCACGTTTCCAGGTGAGTATGTGGTCTTGCTGCCAATGGTCTTCTCCACCTGGGTCATATAGTCGGCCATAGCGTCTACGGCGTCCTGCGCCTCTGTTTTTTCTTCAAGAACTTTACACGCCGCAAGCAACATGTTGTAGTTGTTGAGCAGCATTTCCGAGTAGTCTGAATAGCGTACAAATGACATGGCGAGATGAGTTTTGACAAATATAATACTTTTGTGATAATCAATACTTTTTGGTGCTATGGTTAAATTAAAGCACAAGATACTTATCATCACCGCCGTGTGGCAACGCCATGACCTTACCAAGGTTGTGTTGGACTACTATGGTCGGATGGCGGCATCCTCTGACGGCAGGATATCTCTGTTGGCTGTAGGTAGCGAGGGTGAGGTATCCCGTAAGATGTGCGAGTCTCGTGGCTGGGCATATACCGAGTTCAAGAACAGGCCGCTTTCTCACAAGTGGTCGGCTCTTGTCAAGGAGGCTCGTAAGATGGATTTTGACTTTCTTGTCATCGCCGGGAGTGATGATCTGCTGTCTCGGTCTCTTATCGAGTATTATGACCGGGTTTACTCGGCTGATGCCGATTATATGCTCGGGCTGAAGGACCTGTATTTTTACATGATGTCTTCCGAAGAGTCGTGGCATTTCCACGGGTATGATGTTCTTAAAACCATTGGTGCCGGCAGGTGCTTATCCCGAAAGGTTCTGGATATGTGTGGGTGGAGGCCGTGGTATATCTATGTTATCAACAGGGGGTTGGACACTCATTGCTCCCGATACCTTGCCAGGTGTGGTGTTGGCGAGAGGGCTGTTCTTATGGGGCAGGCTGCCGGGGTGGGAATAGATATCAAGCATTATGATATCGCCATAACCAAGGAGGACAGGATCATCGCCAAGTCAACGCCTTCGATGAATATACTGGAGCAGTGGTTCCCGAAGGAGTATGAGGCGGTGTGCGAGATGATGGACAAAGAGGCGCTCAGGTGCGTATGAATCTGAAAATCTCTATATTTGACGTGACTAGTTAAATTGATCAATTAACCTAAACCACTAATGCTATGGCTACTAATGCTAATGTGATCGCGAAAGCGGCTGGTGCGGTGAATAACGAGACTGCCTTCAACACGTTTGAAGTTCGTTCCGTTGCCAAGCTCACCCAGCCTGCTATCGGCAATTACGGGCCTAAGTATCTGCTGACATTTACCCGCACCGACGGCACCACATTCAATGTGGAGTATGCTACTTCCGGAGCGCGTAACACAGCATTTACGAACTACATGTCCGCATTTGCAACGAGCTTCACCTAATCGGTGAAAGTGTTAAAAAGAGACATCCCTTCAAAATATTTTTGGAGGGATGCTTTTTTTTTATTTGCTTTGTAATGAATACGCTTAAACACTTGCAGTAAGCGCGAAGAAATTGTCGGGAGGGCCGAGCCCGCAACGACACTACCGCCAAAGAGACTGCAAGCTCTGCGGCGGTTCTTTTTTATGCAGATATCAAACGGCACAACACTACTTATTCCTCCTCAGCGAATACTATTGGCTGTGAATAGCGGAAGTATCGCCATAACGAGTACCGCATCACCATTTGTAACAGCATGGACAAAACACTGATCTGCTTAAATCAGGGGGCACGGCTGATGACATCTTCCTCCCTTGAGCCTAAAACGACCGACCGACGACCGACCGACGAGTATTTCTCGTGGCGCAGAAGGTGTTCGTTGTCATCCGCCCTTACTCCTTCTTCAAAAAAAAGAAGAGGGGAGGTAAGGAGGGGTGATGATTGACATCTTCTTTGCACCACACTTCCTCTCTCCTCCCTCCCTCAGAGTATTTCTAAATGACAACTCAAGAGCAGCATCCAGATGTAAATCCTGACACACGAAAAGTGTGGTTTGTGCCAATAAATCCCGACTTCCCTCACAATAGAAGAGGGTGCTTCCAAAAGGGGTTCTACTTCGACATACGCTACAATGTCATGCACAATATTGGCGGATGGACTCTTTCATGCCCCAAATTGAAAATGGGTAATTATAGGCTCACGGCGGCAGATGTAGAAGAGGCGAAAAGAGAAGCACTTCGCTTCATAAAACAGTGCATGAAGGATAAACCCGAATGGATGAGAAAGATGATAAACAAATACGAAATATGAATACCAAATGGAATATGAAGCACACGAACTGAGAAAAATCTAATATTGCCTACTTTTGAACAAACTAAAAAAACAAACATGAAAAAATACACAGTTGCCATTGTAGCTATTATGGCTATCGCCCTTGTCGCGGTATGCTACATCATCGGAACCAAGCCTGCGCCAACCCCGGCGCCAGTCCAACATGACGTCACGCAGATGCGTGTTGTCAACGAAACAAAAGACAGTGTGCTGATGTACCTGACCCTTTCAGGATACCCGTCCCCGCAGGACACGTCCTACATCCAGACTGTCAACGGCATCTTCGGATGCACGCAGAACGGCCTTAATGGAAATACGTGGATCGCCCCAGGAGATTCTTTTACATACACTCCTACAAAGATGTTCTCGGGCAACATATCCTTCGGCGTAGCCCCAATGAACTGTTTTACCAACGCATGGCCAACGGGCATGAACCTGTTTGAGTTTAACCTCAACGAACCGCAGGAGTCGCTTGACATAAGCTGCATGGCCGGTGTCAACTGCATACTTGGCGCTAAGCTGATCGGAGGACCTGCATGGCCTGCCGACACCGCCTCAGACCCACGGGTGCTGCAGAACGACTCTATGTGGCATAATACAGGGCGAGTTGGCGTTTATCCGTATGGATGCACAAACTGCACAAATACAGCCGGCCACCAAGACTGCCAGACGCCACAGGAAACACCTAACAAGTACAGCATCTGTAACCCAACCCGTGCCGCTGGAGATCATGGCGGGCTGGTGCGCGTGGCTTTCAAGGGGTATACAAATACTCAAATCTGTAAATGAATACCAACGACAAGAAGCATGAGATGGATGATGACGCCATCATCCACGACAACGATCACCTGCGAGTGGAACCAAAAAAAGTAGTAAGTGCATGTTGCAATGCCATAGTGGCAACATCGTCAGACGAGCCACCCGTAACTATATGTGTTGGTTGCGGCAACCCGTGCATGACAATCGAAGGGAGGTACTTCCAGGCGACGCCACTCACATCGTTACCCGTGAAGACACATCTCGAAGAGGCAGATGCGCATCAAGGCACTGTGAATGACGAGATCAAGTTCCGCCACGCCTCCCTGAACAGCTTCCGCCCCTTCTTCAAGGGCTTTCCCTTCTCCGGCAACACCATCTATCAGGCGTTGATGACAGAAGACATACAGGATGATGCCGTCATCTCCGTGGGCATGGAGCAGATCGACACCATCCTGCGCCCATCCCCTTTCGAGCCGGAGCACTATGGCTTTAAGATGGACAAGAAGGACAAGATGATGCAGACCTATATCTCCGCCCGGTCCAACGGCACGATGATCATCCTCAAGAAAAAGAGCGACAAGAACACCGGCTACTGGTCGCTGATGAGCCGCTCTACCGACGGCAACAAAGTATTCTTCCCCGAGTTCCAGGTGTTCATCCCCAACGACCTCGCAGCGCGAATCCTGCTGACATCTCTGGGTATGATACCACGCGCAGACCTCGGCGAGGACGGGCAGGGGTGTGTAAATGACGAGGATAAGGATGGCATCTGCCCGCAGTGCGAGAACGTAGGCTATTGCGTGATGGACGCGAAAAAAGTTGTGGCAGATAAAACAGAATAACGTATTTTTGGGTCACCGCCTTCGCACGATGAGGCGGTGACCGTACATGACGTATATTGTTACCACTCTTACGCAGAACATCGGTGAGACGGATGCTGACTACGAGCTTCGCGTACAGACGTTCATCAACGATCAGAACTACTACTACGTACAGGTAGGCGGCGAATACCCTACTACAAAAGTATCGGGCAACGCCGCGTATATCGGATACCCTCCCATCGAGCCCATACACGAGGAGCTGATATACGACCCCACCAATAGCCAGAACATCCACACCAAGACATTCGCCTACGATAATGTTTACTATTACATCTACATAGGCGCATCGCCACCATTTCCGCCCGCACCGCCATTTCCGGTAACAGGGGATATCGTTATGTTCGGGCCAGGCGGAACCCTGGCCGATACCGGCTTCGCCGTAGATACCGGCGCCACAACCGTTGATTGGAATGGCTATCAGCTAAAAAACCTACAAGATGGCGTTGACCCGCAAGACGCAGCAACAGTAGCACAGATAACAGCCGGTCCGCAAGGAGCGCAAGGCGCACAGGGAAGCCAGGGCACACAAGGCGCACAGGGCGATGCCGGAGCGCAAGGTTCACAGGGGAGTCAAGGCACACAAGGCTCGCAGGGAAACACGGGACTGCAGGGTCCGCAAGGAGCACAAGGATTTCAGGGAAACCAAGGCAGCCAGGGTAGCGTAGGGGCTCAGGGAAGTCAGGGCAGTACAGGCTCGCAGGGCTTACAGGGTAATCAGGGTATTGTTGGAGGATGGACGCTGCTGTTTCAGTATAAAAATGGGTTCGGAGTTCCTACCAGCGGAGTTCTTCGCATGGATGACAATGATCCTACGCTTGCTACTGAGATAAGGGTCAGTAAGACAGACAGAAACTCTGTAAGCATTTCCGATGCTCTTGATTTGATAACTGACGGATATACGTTAAAGATATTCAGCGAAGTGGACGGGGTGTCATTTTTCACATACCTGGTCACCGCCTTTGATAATTCTCAGCCGACATACGATTCCATTTCTGTTACATTCTTATCCGGAAGTGGGTCATTTACAAATAATGACAATATAGGCTTTTCATATTCCATAATAGGACCACAGGGTATGCAGGGTAGCCAGGGGTCGATTGGATCACAGGGAAGTCAAGGGGCGGCTGGTTCTCAGGGCAGCACAGGCGCTCAGGGTTCACAGGGGGCTACTGGCGCCCAGGGATCACAGGGATCTGCTGGTGCTCAAGGTGCGACTGGCTCACAAGGCAATCAAGGCTTTCAAGGAGATACAGGAGCGCAGGGAAATCAGGGAAACGCAGGTGCTCAAGGCAGCCAAGGCAGCACAGGATCTCAGGGAAGTCAAGGAAATCAAGGGTTGCAGGGTGCTACAGGCAGTCAAGGAAGTCAGGGATCAACAGGCTCACAGGGATCAACAGGCTCACAGGGTTTACAAGGCTCAACCGGATCACAAGGCTCTCAGGGCAGCCAAGGTTCTCAGGGATCGGCTGGCGCTCAAGGATCACAGGGATCACAGGGAAGTCAGGGGTCGCAAGGAGCGACAACCGTTGCAATGGTGTACTCCAACACCTCAGTAGCAGGCGGTGACACGATTGCAAATACAGCCTCGGAAACAACATTCACCGATCCAAACTACTCCATTCCGGCAAACTCACTCGTGGCTGGATCGGTAGTTCGTGTGAAGGCGTGGGGAGTGTATTCGACAAAGGTGGCAACAACGCCTACGCTGACAATTAAGATGAAAGTTGGTGGAACACTGTTTATATCCACAGGGGCCGTTACCAATTCGGGAGGTCTGACAAATGCAGGATGGTACACCGAGGGCTACTTCACCGTGTTCACAACAGGAGCCGGAGGAACTTGCGATGCTCAGGGATTCACTGAACTATCTACGGCAGTGACCACCGCTAACGTGGTTAATATGTCAAATACCGGAACAAAGGCTATCGACACGACAGCAGGAAACGCGGTGATCATTACAGCTCAATGGGGAACTGCCGACGCAGCAAATACAATCACACTTCGTCAGGTTGAAATCTTTATTGATAATCTCTCAGGAGCAGGATCTGCAGGAACATTCCTTCAGGTTGCTAACAACCTGAGCGATCTCAATAATTTGGTTACTTCCAGATCAAATCTTGGCGCACCATTTGAATTAATGCTTTGTTTTCCATCTACTTTTTCCCCTGCCGATGCAACTACTTACTATGCGGGGAATGGAGCAATTACACCTACAACAACCGCAACCGCACATGACTTCAATTTAGGCTATGCACTAACAATTATTGGAGCCATAGTGTATGTGTCTAATAACAGTACGGCAGGATCGAGCGAAAATATTACACTTCAAATACGCAACACAACACAAGCCACATCGTCAAGTATTGGGACTTTTCAATCGAATTTGGGAAGTTTGACAAATACAGAAGCGCAATCATTTACAGGGTTGAATATATCGGTTGCGTCCACGGATTCTATATGTGCTCAATTTGATTGCCCGACATGGGCTACAAATCCAATATCAACTGCATGGCGGGTATTTTTAATATGTATTAGAGCATAAACATGACAAAAGAAATAAAATACAAATCTCAGGGTGATGGTCGTGATTCATGGGAAATCTCAGAATACGAAGGTGACGTACTTATGAATCGCTTTATGGTTTACAAAGATCCGAATAAATCACCAACCCCTTTGTCTGACGAAGAATTAATAGCTTCGTACAATAGACTGAAAGAACTTGGTGTAATTCCAAATACAAATAGTTGATGGCAATCATTCCTTCATCCAAAACAGATTTTGTATCAGGCACTCAAGCCGAATGGCTTGCCTCATCGCCAGCAACTAATGCCTCATGCTTTTGTATCGACACCAGAAAAACATTCAGATACAACGGGTCCACCTTTGATGATATATCGGCTGAAATGGCTGCAGCCTCCGGGGCACAGGGGTATCAGGGGGCGCAAGGAAGTACCGGAGCGCAAGGAAACACTGGTGCACAGGGAAGTACCGGAGCGCAAGGAAGTACCGGAGCGCAAGGAAACACTGGTTCACAGGGAAATACCGGAGCGCAAGGAAGTACCGGAGCGCAAGGAAACACTGGTTCACAGGGAAATACCGGAGCGCAGGGAAATCAAGGATTTCAAGGATCAACCGGTGCACAAGGATCAACCGGTGCACAAGGAGATACCGGCGCACAAGGGTCAACTGGTGCACAGGGTAGTACAGGTGCTCAAGGTAGTACAGGTGCTCAAGGAGCTGCTGGTGCTAACGGATCGGGAAATCAGACGAACTACGAGATTCGCTCCGGCGACTTGACACTGACAGCACAGACCGTTACAGATTGCTTTACCGGCAAGTCTGTAAGCACAGGAACGCAGTGGCAAGTCGAGGCGTTGCTTCCACTTCAACCGGCAGCTGGAACGCAGGGCATTCAGATCGGAGTTCAGTGTTCAGTCGCAGGGGCAACTGTCGAAGCCGTTGTTGTCGGTCCACAAACTACCGCAGCCGACAAGTCTTATCGTCAATCTGCACAAGGTAACGGCACGCTACCAATTCAGAACGTAGCAGGACTTCAGACGGTGCGGGTGTTCGGCGTGATCACTGTGCCAGGCTCAGGATCTCCGGTTATTAATATTCAAGGCAAAGGTGTTCAGGCTTCTCAGAGCTGGACATTGAAAGCTGGAGCATATTTAAAAATCACAAAGACTTCATGAGGGTATCTCTTTTCACTCCTACGCATGACACCCGGTGGCTTGCGGAACTTTACAATTCTATCAAAGACCAACCGTTCTACGAATGGGTAATCGTTTACAACAACGGAGCTGAAGTCATCCCATTTGACGACGAGCGGGTGAAATGCTTTGTGATGGAAATTGCCCCTGAATGGGTTGGACCGCTAAAGGCGTATGCCTGTTCTAAATGCACTGGAGATGTTCTCGTGGAGATGGATCACGATGATATTCTTTTGCCAGGAGCCGTTGAGGAGATTCAAAGAGCATTCGAGGATGATCAGGTTGGATTCGTCTACTCAAATGCGTTGTTCATTGACGGCAATGGGAAACGTACACCACGATTCGATGTGAATCACGGATGGAGGTATCGTGAGCATAATTACAACGGGGAGACAGTAGATGAACTTGTCAGCTTCGAGCCTACACCATCTTCCTGTTCAAAGATATGGTACGCTCCGAATCATGTCCGTGCTTTCCGCAAAAGTGTTTACGACAGGATTCAAGGGTACAACATCAAGATGCGGGTGCTTGATGATCAGGATCTGATGTGCAGGATGTATCTGAGTACGAAGTTCAAACTGATCGACAAGCCTTTGTATGTTTACCGGATTCACGGCGAAAACTCATGGCTTCGATATAATGAAGAAATCCAAAACAACGTGTACCGGTTGTACGACCAGTACATCGAACCGATGGCAATGAAGTGGGCGAAGGATAATGGACTAAGATGCCTTGACCTCGGAGGGCGTATCGCTTCCGGTGTAGGGTATGAAACAGTTGACCTTCGGGATGCAGATGTCATCGCCAATCTGAATGAACGATGGCCTTTTGAAGATGGGTCAGTAGGCGTGATACGGGCAATGGATGTGTTTGAGCATCTGAAAGATTCAATCCACACGATGAAAGAACTTTATCGTGTACTCGCTCCAGGAGGGTATGCCTTCATTCAAGTGCCGAGTACGGATGGTCGTGGAGCGTTTCAGGATCCTACGCATGTATCGTTCTGGAACGAGAACAGCTTTATGTACTACACTTCAAGGGACTTCAACAAGTATATCGACTGTCCTGTACGCTTTCAGGCAATTCGTATGTACACGACTGAGAAGAATCAAATGCAGGTATGTTGGGTGGTGGCTCACTTGGTCAAGCCAAGCGACGAGGTGCTGATGCCAGGCCCAATGTCTATCTGACCGAGAAGAAGAAAAGCTGAACGAGGCGATCCTTGTCCGATGAATATTCCGACGCTGAGTGAATCATCTTAGCGTTCCATATCACAAGTCTGTTATACACCGCCCCGACCTTATCAATCAGCTTCCAGTTGTCAGGGTGCGTCAGGTTGTATTCTGAATATACTTCGGCACATTCTTCGTTGGTGGACGGAGGGAGGCGATGTCCTGTCTGGATATGCTTCCAGAACGATGTTCCCATATCTTCGGCATCCTTTGTGAGATACACCGCTGCTGCGTAGTCCTGCGTGTCGCTATGCCATACAAGAGGATCAGAGGCTTTTGTGAGCTGAAAGCATCCGTTGTAGGGCTGATCCATCCAGTCAGTAATCTGAACACCGAGGAGGCGTTCAAATTCCTCTTTTACGAAGGGCATCAGGTGTGGGCGGGATCTCAACCCTTTGTAGTGGTTCGGAACCTCTTTAAACTTACCAACAGCAAGAGGCGATGAGATGATGTCCGGGTCTTTGTAAAAGTTATCGACGACAATAATGTCTGGTCGATGTCTGTTAAAAACTACTTCCATGTGTTGCTAAGGTACTTTATTTTGTCTTACTTTTGGCTTATGACCCTAAGTCGTAATGCTAACCAACAACCGCTGTAATTTTTCCTATGGCATGGAACAAAAAGCTATGGAACACCCACAAACATACGGCCACCCTCTCATTGGGTTTGGCGTAACGATAGTATCATTTGTTTCCGGCCTGATCCTCCAGGTACAGGCAGACCTATTCCCCGTATTCGGTGAATTGCTCCGTGATGGGGCGTGGTTTATGGCGATGTGTGCCGGGGCTTTCACCTGTTACGGAGTGATTAAAACACATCACGGTAAGAAAAAAGGGAAGCGATGAACACTATTGAACTTTTTTTAAAGCGTGAACATCTTCACGAATTAGCCACTCTTGGACAAATTACAAGGGACGGTAAATTAGTATGCTATACGCTCGAAGATAAAGACCGGGGATTGACCAATGAAACCCCACTCTCAGAAGTGAAAGCTAAGAAGGTGTATGGTCAGACCGCCATCCCAACAGGGAGGTACAAAGTGGTGAAAGTGTTTTCCCCAAAACATAAGCGCATCATGCCTCTGCTTCTCGACGTTCATGGATTCGTAGGAATCGAGATGCACGGCGGAAATACGGTGGCGGATTCGTTAGGATGTATTCTCTGCGCTCATACTCAGGATATAGCTCATGATCGGATTCAGGGCAAAGCGGAATCAGATATAATGCTTATATTGGACGAAGGGGAGAGGGATCACAAAGAGGTCTGGATAACAATAGGGTACTAAACACTTAAATCATGAAAAAGATATTCTCAGCAATAAAAGCGATTGGCAAGCCAATTATGACAGGAGCTCTTCAGTCTGTCCCAGGTGGCAACGCCTTGGTAAAAACTGTTCCTGCAGTTGTCGCAATGATAAAGGGTAAGTATGCGGACATTCCTGCCAAGGATAAGCCGCAATGGATGGAAGTGCTTATCGAGCTCGTCATTGTAGGCGTCATCGTTTATTCGTTCGCTACGCACGCCATCACCGTCGACGAAGTTCTACGCTTGATCCGCATGTAATTTAGAATCGTTCTAAATTACAGGGATCCTACTGACTTTTCAACTTTTGTTAGTATCTTTGTTGCGGTAACAATGGTACGTAATGAGTGTCTACGCTAAGATAGGTTATGAAAGTCCAGGAGCTCCCAAGAAGGGGTTAACTGTTTTTGACCAGAGGATATTTGGCATTATTGCTGGTGTGTGCGCCGACGAGGCGAGTAAAATTGGCGAGGTTGAGATAAGTATTGATGACCTTAAATCCAGGTCTCGTGTTCATGAGATAGCTATGGCGCGTCAGATTTTTTTCAACATTGTATGGCGGGAGTATTCCAGGCGCAACATATCGCTCAAGGATATTGGCCGGTACATGGGTCGTGATCATTCCACGGTGCTTCACTCTCTTCGTGTTCACGAGAACTATTTCCAGACGCGTGACGAGCTTTATATGTCTTTATACACCAGGTGCAGGCTTATCTATTCAGAGGCGTTGAACGCTCTGTCGGATGGTCTTCCTTCGGAGATAGACAGGCTCAGTAAGGACATCATGGTTCTTGAGTTGCGCCGCAAGGAACTTCTTGACGAGCTCAGAAACAAGCAGGATGGTAAATAATCAAAACAATCATAAAAATGGAAAATGATCAGAATGGTTCTCAGCAGACGCCGGAGGATAAGGGCCGGCAGGCTGTCATCGCCTTCCAGGAGGCTGATAATGTAATTGCGGGTCTCACTTCTTTTGCGAAGGCTCTTGGCGCCTCGTTGCGCTTTGAGATGTCGGTGATGGAACAGGGCGATGAGCCTATTACTCTTGTCAAGGCGTACTACGGCGAGAGTAAGGATCACTTTGCTCTTGGCGCTGCCAAGGGCGAGGGAGGGTATAACGAGGCTGCTGTGGATCTTGTCAAGAAGCTGATCAGCAAGATAGTGATGGACATCCCGCAGGGTGCTGTGGGCTTTGTGGTTACTTCTGCCAGTGGTCCGAGCATTAAGTTTGATGAGCGGCGTGTGAACGTGACTGTGCATGCGCAGAGCCGCCATTCCATGACTGCTACTATTGTTCAACCCTGATATATCCCCCTGATGTTACGAGAAGGCATCTGCGACCAGTGTAAGAAGGACGGCATGATAGCCAAGACGCTTCCCTCCTCCGGTCGTTGGTGTGTGTCGTGCAACGCCAAGAGGCTTGATGGGCGCAAAGGTCTGCAGATCGGGAAACGCAAATCGCCACTACTCAAGAAGCGAACCAAGGCGAGTGGAGAGGGTATTATGTTCCTGGCGATATGGAATACACGTCAACACGTGTCGGGGGTTTCTGGAGAGCGACTGGGCGATGAGATGAACGCTATGTTTTTCAGTCATATCCTTCCCAAGAGCGTATATCCTAAGTTCCGGTTGTTGGACCGCAACATAGTGTTGATGACGCCTGACGAGCATCATCAGTGGGACCACGAGCCGCACAGCAATATCATTGGTAATCCCATGTGGGAGAAAATCTTTAATTTACAGGAGCAACTAAAACGAGAATATTATGGAAGTAAGTAAGAGTGCGGCAGAAGAGCTTGTCGAGATATTCGGCGAGAAGAATATTGAGCAGGCTTTGCGATCTCGCAACAAAGCGCCGAACCCGCTCACGCTCTATCTGAGCACGTTCATCGGCGATGACGGGACTAAGAAGGCGTGCCTGTTCCAGACGCGCCCGCAGAAGAAGCTGCTGCATTACCTTACCTTTGTATCACAGCCCGGCAGAGACGCGGTGATGCAGGTCGAGGAGTTCTGCAAGCGTAATAAGATCACGGAGTATAAACTGGTAGACTAAAAATAAGGCTATGGCTATGTACGCACTCTTTATCCTTCTCATCGCCAAGGCGGTGCACTACCCGGTAATATACAGGGCGTATGCTCAGACGCGATCTCCGCACCGCAGGGCGCAGATGCTCATGTTGTTCATCTGTTCGGCGGTGAGTGATGCGATAATGCTTGGGACAATAATGTATCAAACAACCAGAATAGCATGAAGATCCTCGAGCCTTTTTATGTAGTGGTCTGGACGATTGCCGGCGGCTGCATCATAGTAGTATGTGTTATGTTCATGTATCACTTTGCTAAATATGACTATCATCTCAACCATCAGCCAAATGTTGATACAGTTAAACCGGATATGTGTATCAATCCTAAAATGGATTCATGTATTAGTACGATAAAACACAAAACCAAATGAGCAGGGTTAACAGGATGAGTAAGCGTCAGCTCGATGATCAGGTGGAGCTCTCCAGGAGGGCTACGTTGGATACGTTTGTGCCGTTGAGTGGGGTGTATCTGTCATCGCCTCAGCCGGTGTATTTCACTACTCCGGATTGCGAGTGGGACAGCAGCAGGCTGCCACGTCCGGTGATCGGCAAGGGGGAGCTGTTTACGGTGTATGACTATGGTTTTTTTGACGGTGTGGCGCAAGCTACCCGGTCTAAGGATGTTATCAGGAAGGAGAGGTCGAGGCGATGAGGGACGAGGGGTCGTATCATATCAACAAGCGTCGGCGTTCTCTGAAGGACGAGTTGGCTGACATCCAGGATCCGTACATCCGTGAGATGGCTCGCAAGGCTCGTGCGGGGTATCGTTATGAGAAGCGCACGGGGGTGAGTAGGGCGGAGGCTGATCAGGCGGAGGTTTCCCGTGCCGGTCGGCGCATCAAGCATCACGAGCGGGATATGTTTCCTTCGGGTAGTGTTGGCATACCTGGTCATCGCCAGTATTGTATCAACGCCCGTGGTGATGTGCATCGCATTAGCGGGACGACAAGGGCTAACACCAAGCTGACCAAGACGCCTACGCATGTGCGCAAGGTGCGCAGGGTGGTAGGTGGAGAGAAGGGGTATGTGATGGTGCTTATGATCCGGCTGCTATCCCGCGACAAGGTGGTGGGGCACGACAGGCATGGGGAGGAGCTGATCGCCGATGAGCGCTTTGTCAAGTGGTACAGGTTGCACACCTTGGTCATGGATATGTTCGGTCCCGACAAGCCGGATGACGGCAGGGGGTATTATGTGGCTTTTAAGAATGGAGATCGCCTGGACGTGCGTGTGAAGAACCTGTGCTGGAGGCCGGTGGCGGATGCTCACAAGGATTGGCGAAGCACGGAAGATTATAGCGGGGAGAGGTATTGGAGGAGAGGTCAGAAGATGAAGGCGGTGAGTGTGGAGAAGATGAAGGATGGGATGAAGAGGTCTCGGGATCGCAAGAGAGGGGGTGGTGCATGAGGTATTTCAGTGTCTGCAGCGGCATAGAAGCTGCGAGTGTGGCGTGGAAGGGTCTTGGGTGGGAGTGTGTGGGGCTGAGTGAGGTGGAGCCGTTCCCGTGTAAGGTGTTAAACCATCATTACCCGTCGGTGTATAACTATGGGGATATGACTAAACTATTATCTGATGAACGATTCTTACGAACAGATTTTGATGTTCTCGTTGGAGGAACTCCATGTCAGTCCTTCAGCATCGCCGGACTCCGAAGAGGACTGGATGATGAGCGTGGTAACCTCGCCCTTGAGTATTGCCGAATTTTGCGCGACAAGCAGCCACGATGGTTCGTTTGGGAAAACGTTCCGGGCGTACTGTCCAGTGGAGGCGGGAAAGACTTTAAGTCAATCCTCGAGGCGTTTGTTGAATGCGGGTATTCTGTGTGCTGGAGAATCCTTGACGCTAAATATTTCGGAGTCGCACAGCGACGCAGAAGAGTCTTTGTTGTCGGACATCTTGGAAAGGACTGGCGACCACCTTACGCGGTACTGTTTGAGCGCGAAAGCCTGCGCGGGGATATTAAGAAGGGCGGAAAGAAGAGGCAAGGCTCTGCCCGAGGCGTTGAAGCAGGCGCTGGAGGCGGTAGTTGGTGGGATGGAGAGCAGGTATCGGGGACGCTGACAAAGAATAATGCTAATGGCGCACAGCGGATGCCGGACAAAGAAAACTTCGGAGCGGGGCTGAAGAACCGCTCCGAAGTTTCTGCGCAGGCCAGGCCTGCGCAGCTGGCGAGTACACTCAATGCGAGTTTCGGTGACAAGCAGGGGCTGGAAGATCAGCACGCGCTTAATGGGGCACCGTTGTTTGTGCCTATGGTCTACGAAAACCACCCGGCGGATTCGCGGATAACGGAGCATAACGATGTCTCGCCGACTTTGTCGGCGAGGATGGGTACTGGTGGCGGTAATGTCCATCTTACGCTGCACGAGAAAGCGCTTCCCGCCACGGCTTTTAAGATCCGTGGCGGGAAGGAGGGTGGCGGCAAGGGGTATCTGGGCAGTGAGGATAGCGCTTTCACGATTTCTACGCATCAGGATCAGACGATAGCGTCATCGCCTCCGGTGATGATACGCAGATTGACTCCGGTGGAGTGTCTGAGGTTGCAGGGCTTCCCGGATGATTATCTCGACATACCCGGATGCTCGGCTGATGGTCCAAAATACAAGGCGATAGGCAACTCTATGGCGGTGCCGGTGATGCGGTGGATAGGCGAACGGATCGACAAGGTCAGCAGGATAATAGACCAGCTATGATCAACGAAAACCCGTCTGTCGGCCCAAGAATAGATGTAGATACATATAAAATAAACATAGCAATAGCTTGTATTAATACAAAACTATACCTATGTTTGTGTAATGATAGATAAGAACATCAGTTATGAGGATCGCCTTGTCATTGACGGGGCCAAGCCGATACCCGGTCACCGCCAGTATGTGATCACCAGAGAGGGTAGCGTATACCGGACATGGGGACGGATGCGTAAGCCGGGGCAGCCGCTCAGGCATCAGCTACGCAAGGTGACATCACTCAGCGGCAGGGTATCATATTATATGGCGGTGACACTGATCACCAAAGACCATCAGATGCCAGATGGCGAGATAGTGGACCTGCCTCATACAAGACCTCAGTTTGTGCATCGCCTGGTAGCCTTCGCATGGATAGGGATGCCCTCAAAAGAAAAGCCATGGGTAAACCACAAGGACGGTGACAAGATGAACAACAACGCCGACAACCTCGAGTGGTCGTCCATCAGCGAGAACATCAAGCACAAATGGTCCATCCCCGGAAATGAACCGGTGCGCGGAGAGAAACACCACAGATTCGGCAAGAAACTCACCCAGGCGGTGAAAAACAAGATGTCCCTGGACAAGATCGGCGAGAACCACCCTAAGTTCAAAGGATGGTACCAGAAAGACGGAGTAAAATATACAAGCGCCAGATCCGCCATAGCACTCACCGGTGACAGCCGCAAAACAATCACAGCATCTAAAAATGGGTGGTCGTTCACACACCGAGGCGATGACCACATAAGACCAAAAGACGCATGAAAAAACAAATCAAAGTGACAGAAATCACTGTAGAGGGATGCCGCTCATGCCCGATGCTCAGACTCTCTATGGAATACGATTGGTGTCAGGCAAAGAACATGGAGTCAAAGCCCGACTGGAGCCACCTCGTAGATTGCGAAGAGATACGCATCAACGGCATAGACCCCGAATGCCCACTAATAGGCGGAGTAATCGTAATCAAGAAAGAATCGACATAAACATACGCTCACGGCCCAGCCAGTACACGGCAGTAAGCGTCAGAAGAGATCAGAAGGTCGCCCTAAAGGCGGCCTTTTGCCGTTTTATCAATTTATGCAAAGAAACTTGTCTCCGACCAGTGAGCAAAGAGCACTTTAATCCTATTTATAAGGGTCAAATTTGCATATATTGACCGAAAATAGCCAAAAAGATCGTAGGTGTAGCGGGGGGAGTATAGGTACCTGTACCCCCTGCCCCCTCCCGAAAAGGGAAACGCAAACGGGCGCGAAGAGGGGCGGGGCGGATAAGGAATCCATTAATCGGTGG